GCAGCGGCGCAAGGGATGACGACATGACCCCGACAATACTGCTCTGCTTGGTCGTCGCCATTACTGACGGCGACACGATCAAAGCCCGCTGCGGCGAGCCGGGCGCCTACGACCAGATCACAGTGCGTATCAGCGCCATAGACGCGCCCGAATCACGACAAGCATTCGGGCAAAAGTCAAAGCAACATCTGTCCGACTTGTGCTTTCAACGGCAAGCAACCATCAGCCCAATGGTGACTGACAAGTACGGGCGCACAGTGGGCGATGTTGAGTGCCAAGGCCGTGACGTTGCCACCGAGCAAGTTCGCGCGGGCATGGCTTGGTACTACGTCAAGTACGGCAAGGGCTACGAGCAGCTGCAAGCTGTTGAGCAGGCAGCGCGGCAAGCTGGCCGGGGGTTGTGGTCGATGCACGCCGAGCCGCCGTGGGAGTGGCGCAAGCAAATCAATTCAACACAAGGAGACAAGCCATGACACAACCCGAAGCACTACGACTGGCTGATGCGCTGGAGGCGACAGACCAGATGCACGCCAATGCTGACCTGACAAGCGCGGAGGTTGCCGCCGAACTGCGCCGACTTCACGCTTATTGCCGCGATCTTGAATCGCATGATGGTGTGACCATTGACCTGCTAAACGAGCGAGTTGCCTACCTTGAAGCACAGGCAGCGCCAGCGGAATGCCACCACCGCCCACCGTGCGCCGAGTGCGTGGTGGCCGAACTGGCAGAAAAACTGCGAAATCCTCTTGTATTTCAATGGGATAGCGGGGTGGCCGATGTGGCGCTCGCAGCACCCCAGCCCGAGGCACAGGCCGTAAGCAAGCCAACACGAACAGTCACCTATGTTTGTCCTGTATGCGATGCTGGTTTGGAGAGACAAGAATGAAAACCATCGAACGAATTTTGTGCGCGTTGTTTGGTCACAAATATGTTGTGCATCGTGTATTCAATCCCGGTGCTCGACAAGTCGGCTGCACAAGATGCAATCGCAAGTGGGCCATGCACGACAACACGCGGTCGTTTATAGATTGGGACGGCGAGCTTGAATCTATGTACCGCAGTTTTGGGCAATGGAAATGAAAACATGCCGCACATGCAACCAACCTAAGCCCGCCGAAGCGTACCGAGGCACCCGCAGCATGTGCCTTGCATGTGAACACGCGCGGAAGCGCCAGTGGTACGCGGCGCAGACTGTCAAGCCACACCAGCGCGAGGATAACAAGGCGTACTACCGCAATTGGTACGCGGCCCATGCAAACACGGTGAAGGCCCGCGCCGCAGAGTGGGCCAAGGCCAACCCAGACAAGCGGCGCGATGTGTGCCGCGAAAACATGGCCCGCCAGCGCGGCAAGCTGAACGACGCATACGTGCGCCGGATGCTGGCTGCAAGCATGGGACTGAAATCCGCAGACATCCCGCAACCGCTGGTTGACGCCCAGCGCGAGCTACTCAAGATAAAGAGGTACATCAGTGAAAACAGCAAGTGAGCTACGCGCCGAACTGGCGCAGGTATTCGATCAACTCAAGGCCGGGGCAATCAAGCCCAGCGAAGCCGCAGAGCTTGCCAATCTAGCCGGGAAGATGATCGCATCGGCCAAGGTGCAAGTGGAGTACGCAGCGCTGCGAAAGGACGTTCCCGAAATCTCATTTTTAAAGGATGACAGCCATGTGGCCTGACGACGAAAAAGAAACACCCCCTGTCGCTCCGCTCGCACCGCCCGCACCGCCGGCTGACGACAACGATTTCCCACTGGGCAAAGCATGCGACCTGTCAGATGACGGCTCATGCGAAGCCTGCCAGTAACCAGTATCCGGGCACGCTATGGCATCACCAAAGGAGAACCACATGGACAGAACGCACCCTGACTCGGGCCGCATAGTGACCACTGGGGATGTGCTCAACGACATGCTGGATGAAATCGAGCAACTGCGCGAGCAACAGCGGCAAGACACCGAGCTGATCCGGCAGATGCTGGAGGCGCTTGGGGTTGCGACAACGCCGCTGACAAAAGACAGGCAAGAGGTTCTTGCAGCAATCGCCGCAGTAAAGGCGCGGCTGGGAGAAACCAATGTCACGTAGAGCAAGACAGCGCGGAGATAAGCACGACCGCTGGCAAGACGAACGAGATAGAGACGACGAAGACATACCGGATCGTGACGACGATCCCGAACCCGACACCAACTTTTACTAGCCCCTTTTAAGGGGCTTTTTTATTGGGGGAAGCATGAAGCCACAAATTTTGCTGGTCACGCCAAGCATGGCCGAAGCATGGCTAAAGCTAAACGTGAGAAATCGCAGGCCGCGTAGATGGTGGGCAGAGGCGCTAGCAGCCGCCATGCGGCGAGGGGAGTGGAAGGCCACACATCAAGGCATTGCGTTTGCAACAAGTGGAAAGCTTATCGACGGGCAACACCGCCTCATGGCGATTCTGAAATCGGGTATTTCGCAATCAATGCTAGTTGTGCATGACGTTCCCGACGAAGCTTTTTCCGTTATGGACATTGGCGTTAAACGCTCTATTTCTGACACGACAGGGCTATCCAAAAAGACCGCCGAGGCATGTCGATTCGCAGCGGCAATTGTCAATGGTGGATCAGTAACACCACAGCAAGTGACCGAAGTTGCAGAAGGCGGGCTTGCGGAAGTGCATGAAAGATTGCTAGAGGCGTGCAATAGCAGTACGACGCTTTTCACATCAGCGCCGATGCGCGTTGCCGCTTGCATTCAGATCATGGACGGGCACCCGGAAGACTACATCCTCAGTTTGTATCGCAAATTGGCCTTGCGAAACTTTGAGGAACTCCCCCAGATTGGGTATGCGTTTGTGAGACAAGTCACAGGGGGCAAGGTGACCTCCACCAGCCAAGTTCAAGGCGAGTTGCTTGCCAGGGCATTGAAGCTTTTTAACCCGGACTACAGCAACGTAAGCCGCGTGCAAGTGGGCGAGGGTGATCCGTCAGCGGCACTTGCAATGGTGCGGGCAATACTGCGGCGAAGTCTCGCAGACGATGACCTAAAACACCAGCAAAAGCAGCACACCAACACAGCAACCACACAGCCCGCCTAGCGGGCTTTTTTTTCGCCTGGAGGAATCACATGCGATTCCTTGTATGCCGGAACAGAAATGAGGATGATATGAGCCAAACCTTCTTAACTGCCCAGGAAATTGCAGAGCTGACCGGTGTCCTCACGGGCAAGGACCGCAAAACCAGGGAGCAGCGGCAAGTCGATGCCCTGAAGAAAATGAAGATCCCGCACTACGTCAACGCTCGGGGGCGGCCCATCGTGGCGCGTGCCATCATCGAGGGGGGCAGCGCACAGCCGGCAGAAAAGCCAAGTAGCTGGGAACCAGCCTTCGCCTGATTGCCATGCAACACTTTCGAGCCCGCCGCCAAAAGAGCGGCACGATCTACTACTACTTCGACGCGGGGGGAAAACCGCGCAAGGAAATACCGCTAGGCAAGGACTACGTAGTCGCGGTACGCAAGTGGACTCAGCTCATGGCTGAAGCCGCTCCTGCCGTGGTTACGTTCGCCGACCTGGCCGACAAGTACGAGCGCGAGGTCATCCCGCTCAAGGCCAAAAGCACCCAGACGCTACAGCGCTTCGACCTCAAGGCGCTGCGGGAGTTTTTTTGCACGCCAGCACCCGCACCGCTGGATCAAATCAAGCCAAGCCACATTCACAAAATGCTGCAGTGGAAAAAAGATCAGCCGACCACTGCAAACCGCCTCAAACGGCAATTCAGCCATATGTTCAACATGGCCCGCGCCTGGGGATATACCGAGGCGACAAACCCGGTAACTGGCATCAGAGGATTCGCCCTGGCCAAGCGAGAAAACTACATCACTGACGAGGTGTTCAAGGCTGTGTGGGATTGCGCCACACCACCACTCAGGGATGCTATGGACCTTGCTTATCTGACAGGCCAGCGGCCTGGTGATGCCCTGCGCATGACCGAGCGGGACATTGTGGATGGAATGCTTCTTGTGGAGCAGGGGAAAACCGGGGCCAAGCTGCGCATCCGGGTAGAGGGCAAACTAGCCGCATTGCTCAAGCGCATCAAAGCCCGCAAGGACGTTTACAAGGTCTGGAGTGCAAACCTCACCGTGAACACTAGAGGCATGCCGCTGACAGCAAACACCCTGCGCAACCTTTTTGACACCGCACGCGTGGCTGCTGCAACAGCACACCCAGAACTGGCCACACAGATCAAAGCCATGCGCTTTTACGACCTGCGCGCCAAGGCAGCCGACGATGTTTCTGACGAGCACGGGGAACAGGCGGCAGCGAACCTTCTAGGCCACGACAGTGTCACCACCACCCAGCGCCACTACCTGCGAAAAGGCCGCGTTGTCGGCCCGACAAAGTGACCCGCACGGGTATGATCCGCGCATGATGATTTGGCGAAAATGCGGAGCGCTCCGCATCAATAATCAAAAACCATAGCATCAAACACTTTGTTTATGCGGCTGCCCGTAGCTCAACTGGATAGAGCAATAGCCTTCTAAGTTGCCCAGGAATGCAAGGATTCATGCGGGTTACAGCCCGATTTTTGCTCCGCAAACCTGTATAAAAACACAGTGCTTTAACCCGCATTCTGCCGTGCAAGGCACCCCGTTTGCGGAGCAAAACTGTATGAAAAAAGCACGCCTTGCGCGTGCATTTTTAGGGGTGTGATTGGGAGGCTGGGTGGCGCAGGCGTGGCGGCTTAGGCTGGGGAACTAAGAAGGGCAAAAATTCACGGTAGTATCAATTTACACAATCTACCGTTGGAGACCTATGGAATTCCGCAGAATTGAACCTGCCGACTATGACGCAACGCTGGCCAAATGGATGGCCGAGGCGGAGTCTGGTGATCTTTTTCCAAATGAGGTGCAACAGCGCCTGAACTGGATACCTGAGACTTTCTTGCCTGCCGACGGCCAAAGCCAGAAGCAACTGGCTTATGGGGTTTTTCAGCGCGATAGCAACATTGCCATTGCAACGTGCGAACTTATTTTGGCGGATAGCGGCGCGCTTGCCGAACGGTGGCTAAAGATGCTCAAGGTGACCTTATCTCCCGAGATTGAGCTTGCGGTCCAATCGGATGATATGGAAGCCACCGATGTCGCGGTCAACGCCTACAAGGCAGCGGTGCTCGGATCCTTCCATGTGCGATTGACTCACGACGCTGATACACTCAAACTGTACGGGCGCAATGATGAACTCTTGCGCTTTTTGATGGTCTTATTGGTCACCATAGGCCAAGATCCATCAAGCAAACTTTCTGCCAAGAAAGAAGGCCGTTGGTTGGTTATCAAATCACTGGAGTAGGAAAAATGAAAAAGACCCTGGCTAGCACAAAGTTCATCAATAGGATGAATGACGAGGCTGCGCGCCTGCGAGCCCTGTCCACGGCGCTGGATAAGGCAGTTGAGCAGTTCGGGGCGAACCGATTGGCCGCAACCATGCTTAGCCCAAACAAGACTCCAGCATAAAGCCCAGTAGTTCAAAGCAAGCCACCTCCGGGTGGCTTTTTCATGCCGACTGCAACCGCTAGTTTAGGGGTGTGATTGGCTCACTGGCCAGGCTTCGATGATGGCTCTGACATCAGCCGCGTGGCCATCTGCTTTGCCCGCCAGTTCTTGATAGCGTCGGCTGCAGTCAACGAGTAGCTCACCTGTGGTAGTGGCGTACTCAGCGACGGCAGTGGCGGAAGCTGTGGTGATGCGGTGGTCGGCCTCTCTGAGTTGGTCGCGCAACCCATTAAGTTCAGAACCAGCAGCAGCAAGATCACGGCGCAAAGTGGTTTCACGGACACGAGCGGCATTGAGGGCTCCTTGGTATTTGTCGGTCATGGCGGCATAGATGCGCCGGGCTTCTTCGTCGGCGAGTTGGTCGGCTTTGAGATGTTCGGCCTCTTTGCTAGCCCAGCGCCACTCCTGCACTTTCCAGGTGCCGACGCTGGCCAGTGCTGCGCCTGCAAGGGCGGCATATATCAATGGAATCGGGGTCATGCCCACCCCTGTCTGCGCTGGTTGACGCGCTCCCACACGATGTAACCAACGGCAGCCACAGCAACGATGAGCAGGATGGGAACAATCCAGTCCTGAATGTCATCGACGCCGCGCTTGATGTAGCCCACGGTATTGACCGTCTCAGCCACCGTAGCCACCGTGGCGGTGCCGCCAGCAATGACGCCGGCCCGGTTGATCGAACTTGCCACCATAGGCCGCTCGGCGTCAACTGACTGCGGCATCACATCTGGCGGCTCAATCTCCTTCGGAGCCTCCACCGGCGCAGCCACGGGCTTGAGGTACAGGGCCGACTCTGCTGCGCGGCGTGTTTCTAACCCCGGCGAGACTTCACCGCCCGCTTTGTTCCATAAGCGGAAAGCCCGCGCCGCTGCCAGCTTGTCGTTGCGGTTGTGGCACTTCACCACGGTTGATCGTTTGAACCCACCGATGCCGATGTTCCAGGCCAGCACTACCATGGCTGCAAGTTCGTTTTCGTTTGGAGCAATGGAGCAGGCAGACTTCACGCCGGAGACATATTCCCGCAGCTCCGCATCCAACCGCGCATCGGCTTCAGCCACCGTCATCCGGTCGCCCTCTTTCACTCCTTTGGTGAAGCCATAGCCGATAGTCCACGGGTTGCCACTGAGCGCGGTCATGGACTGTGGCAGGGCGAAGGGCGCCCGCAGATACTTGCGCCACATCCCGGCAGCGCGCAGCGCTTTCCCGAGGGCGGAATAAGGGTCAGGGTAGGCATGGCCTACAAAGCTCTCGCTTTCGTGCAGCAGTGCGATGCCAGCGCGGTTGATGGTCATGTCAGAACAGCTTGTTGATGATCTTGGGCGCAATCAGAGCGATCAGTCCAACAACCGCCGCGTACACCCAGCTTGATGCCTGCTTGTAGAGTGGGGCCGTCGCCTCCAGAGCATCAATGCGGCGCTCCATCCCCTGACAAATTTCTCGGTTCGCCGTGTTGTAGCCCTCCAACTTCGCTTCGAGCGACTCGATCACCTTGAACGCTCGCCCCTGCGCGGTCTGGGTGTTGGCTTGCCGCTCCTCAATCAGGATCAGTTTGGAGAACGCTGCGGCCATTTCCTTTTGCACGCCCTTAATCTCTTGCATGTCGCCATGCAGCGTGTCCAGACGGGCCGCGATCAAGTGAACAATGGGATCGCGGGGAACTTCCGGGGTGAGAGGCGACATGCCGGAATTTGGAGTGGTTGTTGTTTTCATGGTTGTTATGTCTGCTACTGACGAACGACGATTTCGGCTTTTGTGGTGACGACCGACACAGCCGACGCGGGCAAGCGAACACTGACATCGCGGGTGAAATTTCGGGAAGTGACGCGCGCCTGTGCCTGCATTTGCGCGACGCTTATCACGTCATTGAGAACCACGCTCGACAAGAACCCAGATGTCAAGACCAGCGCGCTGACTGCCTGCACGTCATCGAGCCAGACAGCCATGTCTGCCGTAACCGGCACGGTGGCAGCGCCCTGGGATGTGCAGTCGTGTAGGGCGGCTGCGGCCTCTATGCGGGCCAGCACGGCAGCCTGGGCCGATGCAATGACATCAGCCAGTTGTTCAGCGGCTTGCGCGAGGGCAGTGGCGGTGGCGGTGGATGTGCCGACCACTGCGTCAAGCGCTACCGACGACCCACCAGTGACCAAAACGGTAGCGGGCGAGACTACGGTCGCGTCGTCCAACAGTACGCTGCTTGATATGCCCGATGCACCACCAAGCGCTGACGTACCGACCGCATCATCGAGCGATACCGTACTGGCCGCGCGTACTGTGACCGCAGACGCCGACGTACCGACCACATCGTCCGCAGTAACAGCGCTGACCGCACGCACGGTGGCTGATGCAGCACCAGCGCCGACCGCATCATCCAGAGTAGCCGCCCCTGAGAAATTCCCTGGTAGTGGCGTCGGCGTTAGGGATGCGGAGGCGGTCAGTTCATCCAGCGCCGCTGTACTAGCCGCCCGCACCGTAATCGTTGCTGCGCTTGCACCCAGAACATCGTCCAGGGTGACCACACTCAAGAAATTCCCAGGCAGCGGCGTCGGTGTGAGGACTGCAACACCGGCCAGGTCGTCCAGCACCACCGCGCTAGAGGACTGCACAGCGACGGCGCCCGCACCAGCCCCGACAGCATCATCAAGCGCCACAGCACTGGTGAACTGAGCCGGTATCACGGACAGCGAAACCACCGCCGTGCCTGTCACATCCACCAGCGTCTCACTCGATGCGCCCAGCACCGACACCTTGACTGCACTCGCGCCAGCGGCTTCATCCAGGATGACCGAGCTTGCCATCAGCGCACTGGCGGTGCCCGTTGCGGAAACGGATGCAGTACCAACAGCATCATCCAGCGTGGCAAAAGCAGAAAAAACGCCCGTCGAAACACCAGTTGGTGAAAGCTCAATGGTGACCGCGTTGTATGCAGGCGGAACGTAGGTACCGCTGAAATTGAAATTCACCGCGTTGTACGCGGGCGGGTAATACGCATTTGCTTGGTTTGCAACAGTGGCGCTCGCGCTCGCGCCAACACCGTCGAGGGTGACGGTGCTTGTCAGGAGCGGGCCAAATTGCTGACCAAAGACTGCGAGCATGGTGTGGCTACCGGATCAGAGCCCTTGGCGGGTCACGTCATTGATGCTCATACCAAGACCACCATTTCCTGCGTGACCGCTGAAAGGTGCGACTGGAGAAATACCGTGTCGTAGATGTCCGTGCCGTCAATGGCGCAATACGCGGCCATCCGGTTGCCCACTGTGCCGGTGCCCGACTGAAGAAAGTCAGTAGGCGTGAACAAGGCCAGCACCCGGTTTTGCACGTCAAAGCGGTACATCTGGCTGATGGTGCTTGCGACATACAGGTTCGCGTAGAACATGCGCCCCTCGTTTGAAAACGGCGAATAACAGCCGCTTGACCCCGCATTGGGCAGGGCACCAGGAGAGCCGTCATAGGTGATCGCCCCGGTCCATGTACCGGTGATGCTGGCTGCAATGTCCAGCACGTCCAGGGTCGCCGCGCCGCCTCGGAAGAAGTAGCACATGGAATGCCGCGCATTGCGGGCTGCGTCTGGCCGAATACCCCACGACGGCATCCACATGCCACCCGCCGCGTTGGCCGCAGGGGAAGCGCCAAAGTAGGTCGTGCTCCAGGTGTTCGCCGGGATGTTGTTGGTGCCGTTGTTGACGGTGGCGTCGCCGTAGTTGTAGGTGTAGACCGTGGTGGCGGCAGAACTGCGCAACAAAATCAGGTTCGGCAGTTCAATGACGAACTTGGCGCTGCTGCTCGGCGTGACCGTCCAGGCAGTGCCCAGCGTATAGACCGCCGAAGGCCCTGCGGTGTGGCTGGCAATGATGCGCCGCTGACCTACCGCCGTGACGTTGACCGCATCCTCGACAATGCGAATCTGGAAATTGCGGAACTCGTTGGCTGCCACCACGGCATCGCCCAGCGTGGCCTGCCCGGTGAGCGTGCTGGCGCCCGACGCAGTGGCCGTCAACGCATACCGCGACACCAGGCCAGTGTCGTAGTTGTAAGCGCCCTTAATCATCCCATCGCCAGGGGAGCAGTCGAAGGGCGTGTACTGCTCATCCAGCACCATCAAGCTGGAGTCCGTACCGATAGTTGCTGGCAGGTTCGTCGTCGCCATCGAGGCCAACGTATTGGAGCCCACCTCGAAAGACCGCCAGGACGTAGCAGCCAATGCACCAGCCGACAGCATCATCACGCGGCCAGCGATGATTTCATACCGCGATCCAGCCACGGGCGTAAACCCGAAGCTGGACAGCACCTGAATCGATGGGGTGGTGCCCGCTGTGTTGCCGGTGATAAAGCGCTCTGCCGTCCTACCAGAGCCACCCGCGCCGTTGTCGATGATGCGCAGCTTGAAGCCGTATTCACCCGACCCGCCACGATTGGCGAGCATGTTCAGGCCAACCGCCGTAGGCAGCGCAGTCGTCAACGTGACGCTGGTTGTGGTGGCCCCCGCTGCGATAGTGCCCACCAAACCCAGCGAAGGGGCAAATGCTGACGCAGCGCCAGCACCAAAAGTGCCGCCCAGGCCAGGATTCACAACGAATGACGAACCCTTGGTGATGATGTTGTAGCGGCTGAGGGTGGTTGCGTTGACCAGCTGGTACACGAACGGGTTGCGTGATACGTCATCGCGCAAATCACTGCACACGCTGACCGCCGCCCCATGGGCGCTGGGCAATGGAGGTACTTGCCTCCACACCATTTGGTCTATCACTTTTTTGAAGGTGTTGGCCATGTTGATTCCTCAAGTAATGCGAGCGCGCACACACTGCGCCCAGGCGGTGCGGTTGGTGTCAAGAATCTGCATGCGGGCCATGTAGCCGTCCAAGTTGTTCAGCGAGGTGACTGCGCCGCATGTGGTGACCGTTGTCACAGTCGAGACGGTCGAAACGGTTGTGACCGTGCCGGATTCGACGACCACGGTGCCGCGCTGCCGTTGCAGGCTTTTGTCGTACCCCAAAGGGGCCATCAGCATCTGCAAGATTCGCAACAGCAGGTTGCCGCTATCGGCGTCCGCAACGGGCAGCGGCGCGGCCTCACTGACCGGGGTTGCGGACGCGGCAGGCCCGGTCGCTAGCTTGACCACCTGATAGTGCTCCGCACCGACAATATCGGTGGCAAGCGTCGGACCGCCGGCTGATGGATTGAGGGTAAGAGACATTCTTTATCCTGCAGAAAGGTGATCGTGGGCTGCCGTGCGCAAGAATGGCGCGGCGTCATTCGGGTCTTGGGCCAGCACGGTGAAGGACTCCAGATCGGAGCGGTCGAGGCCCGTGAAGCTGTAGGTGCCATCCGATGCAGTGATAGCCCGCTCAATCAGGCGCATGTTGGGGTGGTAAATCAGCCCCACCGAGACACCAGCTCGCGGCGTGCCGCCCACCAGCACAGTCCCGGAAATCACGCCGCCCGCGTCCACGTCAACATGCTTGGGGTCACCCGCTGTCCTGCGCGCATACACCACAGACGACACCACCTTGCGGGAAGCAATCGGTGGAACCGGGTTGAAACCTACCGCGCCAAGGTCAGCCATGGTCAGCTCCAGGTATCGGAGGTTTCAATGACGACGTTCGCCGCATTGGTCACACCCACCGCAAGTTGGCCAAATATCTGGAACGTGCGCCCCGACAAGGCCCCTGCCCCGCCAGACCAGGTAGTACGGTGCCCACCAATGTCAGCAGGTAGGTGGTGCTGCTCCCACAGGCCGGGGATTCGGCCACGGCGATAGCCGTCGCAAACCAAGGCGGGTTGCGACTGCAGCAGTCCGCTGCGCACTCGGTCAGGGTATGGGTTTCGGTTGCTGCCAGTCCCAAACATCGAGATCGTGCCATTGACGCTGGTGCGTGTATCGCTGTAGATCGACGATGCCACCGCCCCAAGCACCCCCGTGTCGCTGCGCATGACCCAGATGCCGCTGGGGCTTGCTTGGTCCACGTAACCCACCCAACCAGCGCCGTCGTATGTGCCTGCGATGAGTACATCGTTAAATGTGTCCCCTGGAAAGTCGCTGAAGAACTTTCCAAAGGCCATGTACTCCGGGTAAGTCCCCCCATCGCCCTGCTCCACTATCAGGTGAAAGAACGACGATGTGGCGACCATCACCCAAGAAGAATTGGGGGTGGTCCGGGCGTTATAAAAATACCCGAGTGTGGCTCCGTTACCGGCCACCTGCCCAAGCGTGGGGCATGGCCCGGTGCCCGTACTGATGGCGGTCATGCTCTCGTAGGCGCGCACCTTGATGACGCGGTTGAGGCTCGCGTCCGTACCGCCGTCGAATACGCGCAAGAACCGGTTGTTCCCGCCAGCGCCCTGCCTGAAGGCGATCAGGCTGGTACCGGTGAATGGCGCAGACCAGCCAGCGCCGGCCTTGCTTCCATAGCCATCCACCAGGCAAGCCTGCATCACGGCAATCAGAGAGCCGTTAGCGTTGGATAGCAGGGGCGCTCCCGAGTCCGTGGAGCGGTAGACGGTGACTGGCATGACTTAGGCGTTCCCGTCTGTCAGGGTCTTGCTGGTCACGGTCACGGTTTGGCCAGCGGCGATGCTGGTGTTGTCCACCGTCATGGAACCACCACCGCCCGTAGCGGTGATGTTCCCCTGCTCGTCGCAGTTGGTGGCAGCGCTGTCATAGACGCGGTAGTAGCCCGCCGTACCTGCGGCGGCCGCTGCAACGGTCCAGGAACCGCTGAGTACCTTGCTGCCGTTACTCGCAGCAGCCAGCCAGTCGGCGGGGCAGGTGATTTCGGCGATCAGCGTACCGGTCGGGGCAGCCGCACAGTTAGCTGGCATGGCGCCGCTGTAGATGCGCAGCTTGGGCGATGTGCCGATGGTTGTCTCAATGACATCGAGACGGGCGTTGCGAACGCGGACAGAAAATTGAACGGGCATGGCGGTTCCTTCAAGGGGTAGTCGTGATTTCGGTTTTCATAAGTACGGCACCCTCCAGCAAGGCCGTAACCCGGCCCGCCTGGGATACCAATTCAAGGTCGTACTGGCCTGAACTCCAGGAAAACCGCTCGGTCATCGAGGCGGCAATCGACAGGTCAATGACTTTTTCAACGTCATCCAACAAGATGCCGCCGCCTACATCAGAGGTCATTGAATGCAGTACGGCCCCGCCAGGGCGGTCGCGTATCTGCATGCGCGCTGTGTATCCGGTCAATGGCTGTGGGGTAAGCCATGCCAGATAGCCGGTAGTGCTTCGGTGGGCACCAAAATCTGTTGCGCTGATTTCGTTGAACTCAATTGCCGTTGCGTTCACCACCGTGGCTCTGCGCATATCGGCGCGCCTGGGTGGGTTGCTCGCTGCGTTAAGGTCTGCAAGGCCCTTCGCCCCCACCACGGCCACGGACCAGCCGTTTGGAATGTTGTGAGGCGATACGGTATTGATGCGGACAGGGGCAGTCTGCGAGATTGATGCAATCGGCGCGTATTGCCACGGTTCTGTTTCCCAGCGCACAGCCAGGGCGAAGGTTTCGCCCCTGCGGATTTCTAGGTCGAGGGAAAGAGCGGCAGGCATGGGAACCAGTGTTCCCGTTTGCCTGCAACCTTTCAAACCAAACAGGGGGGCACCCCCTGCGCCTCTCTACCCTGTGCTGCGCGTGCGCTCCAGTTCTTCACGCATTTGCTGGCGCAGCGCCTTCGGTGCAGTCTCGGCAATGCGCTGTAGTCGATCCTTGCCCATTTCGCGCACCCGCTTCCACACATCGGGCATCCTCACAGTAATGCGCTGGTCCGGGTTGTTCCGGTTCCAGGCATCCAGCCGGTCGCGCACATCCTGTAGCGCTGCATCATCCTTGTTGAAAAGCGCCGTCGCCCATTGCGCCTTGATCTCATTGCTGGTCTGGCTGTAGAAGCTCTTGCTGCGCTGCGTGAAAGCGCTGGCCTGCTGAACCTCGGCCACGCTGCGAGGCTGGAATCCGATGGCCTTGGCCATGGCCTCTGGCAGCGTTGTGTCAAGCACCTTATAGCCCTTGGCGTCCTTGTACATCCCGCTGGCAGCCATATCGACGCCTTTGACCGCATTGCGAACGGCAGACGGCGACACCTCCAGGGCCGATCCACTGAAATCGCCAGTCAGAAACTTGCGCGCGCCAGTGAAACCTCGGGAAATCAGGTCGCCCGCTGGCCCCGCAATTTCCAGCATATCGCGGTCGCGGTTTTCCTTGGTCAGCAGCAGGCCAGTACCGGGAATCAGGTTGCCCATGCCCAGGCGGCCCGACACATCAATGGGCGCCCCCGGCATTCCAGACACGCCACTCTCAATGAAATTAGCCAGTTCCTTGCCCAGCGTGTCGCGCATTGCTTCCTTGCGCCATTGCTTGACGCTCACGTTGTAGCCCATCAACTGCCCGATACCGTCGATCAAATCCTCCAAATCCTCGGCAAACGGCAGGCCACCAGCGCCGCCCATCAGCATCAGCATGACCATAGACCACGCCACCGCACGACGGCCCGCCGCACGCTCTGCATGGAATGCCGGGCTGCCGGGCGTCCCGGCATTCCATGTGCGTTGCAGCAGTTCAAGGTAGGACACACTGTAGGTCTTGAACGTCATCAAGGTTCCACCCAGAGCACCACGCGCCCATTGAGCCTTATTTGCCTTTGAGTACAAAAACTGTGTTTCCAGCACAGCCTTGCGGGCAAAGTCGGCTGGGTTCTGCATACCCTGAGCCTTGGCCATGCGGAAAGCAGCAATGAACGTGCTGCGGCGGTTGAACTGCTCGGCCAGTGCGAACGGCTGGCCCCACAGCACCTTGGTGCGCTCCCAGGTGTTGGACGCTGCCGCCCGCGCATCGCCCCGCCGGGTGCCGTCACCGGACCGCAAACCACCAGCGCCGCGAGCCTGCGCCATCAGCATGTGGATTTCCTGCGGTGCCACAGTGCCATCTTCCACAGCCTGATGCAGCGCCCGCTGCAGGTCTGGCTCGCCCTTGAAATCCTTTTTGCCCACATCCTTGACGGCGCGCGTCAACTGCGCGCTCGCCCGGCGCATTCCCCCGAACTGGCTCAGGTAGGGCATAGTCACAGCAAAGGGCTGGGTCATGTTCACGAAGGCAGAAGCCACCGAGCCGCCTAGATATTGGGCAAACAGCATCCCCCGAATGGCCTGGCCTTCTTCCTGCGGATCGCGAATGTACGACTGCAGGCCCAGCGCCACATCCTTGAGTTCACCCTGCTCCTTGGGGATGTTGTTGATTGCGGCCTCCATCGTGCCCGCATTGAGCCCGCCGGCCGCCTGTCGTGCATTGGAGTACACAAAGCTGGCCAACACGCGGCCAACATCCTCAGAGTACCCGGCAATCCCCTTGCGGTGAATCAAGCGCTTCAAGGCACTGTTATTGTTTTTGGTCAGCTTGATGTACTGCTGAAACGCCTTGTCCTGGGCGCCGTCACCCTCTGCGTCCAGGCCCAGCATGTTCCCGAAAAGCTCCAACGACTCGGGCGTGATGCCTGCGAACAGCTTGTATTCCTCCTGGCTCATGGTGCCTTGCGTTACCGTCGCGCCTTCGTACTGGTCGCGCATCTTGAGTTTCATCAAGTTTGCTTCGCGGGCAGTTTCAAACATGCCGAAATACTGGCGCTCGCCATTGGCATCAACAACGTCCAATGTGTGACGCCCAAAGCGCGACAGTGGAGCGTAGCCCTGAGCTATCAACTCCTGAGCCGTGTCAAAACGCTTGCGCAGTTGGTGCATCTGGTCAGCCAGGCGCTCCCGCTGGTCGGGCATTTCCGTTGCTTCAAGCTCCAGCGTGTCCACCAGTAGCGTTAGTGCGTCTGTCATTGACGGGGCTTGCATCACAGCATCGCGCATGGCCGCGTAATCAACACCCAGCAGGCGCAGCATGTCGGCACGCGCAGTGATGTCAATGGATCGGTCAATGGCCGCCCTTGCCTCTTGGTACAGGCTAATTTGCAGCGGTGTCGCGTTGAACAGGGATTTAAGCTCCTGCTCAGACCACACCACACCAGACTTGAGAATGGTGCTTTGGAACCGGGTGTTGATAGCCGATTCATACTGATCCAGAGGCAAGCCGCGCCACATCTTGAGCACGCCCGCATCCAATCGGCCAGCGCGCAGCATCATCTGCGCCTTTTTGTCGGCTGGCAGATTGGCGTATTTCTTCTCCAGGTCATTCACCAGTACAGCCTTGCCATCAGCATCGCGGCCCCAAAGCAGCGTACCCTCAAACAGTGGCCGTGCAATCGCCTTGTTGTCCTCGGCGCTGATCGGCTTCTTCTTGATGATGTCAGCCAATGTTTCAATGCGGGGAAGCAGGCGCGGCGCAGCGTCGGCCACTTCATTGGCCAGGGTGCTCACGTCATCAATGAACCGCTGGGCTGCCTCAAACACCGGCTTGAACACCGCAGAGCGCTCGGCCAGGTGGCGCATGGTGCCCACCGTCTTGTCCCACAGAGATACCTTGCCCGGATAGCTCAGGGTCTTGTGAACTTGGTCAAGGGCGCTTTCCTTGAGACTGGTCAGCTTGGAGCGGCTGAAGTTGATGCGGTCATCCTGGGGGTCGAAATTGCCGTTGTTGCCAATGGCGCTTTTGATCTGGGCGGGGGTGAAGGCAATGTGCGAATTACCCTTGCTCTCTCGCGTGTTTTCGTACACAACACCGTCGAAACCGGCAGCTTCGATTGCTTTTCGCAACTTCTTGCGCCCAAACACCCCCTTGAACTTGTCGGAGGCCGCATCCGTCTGCAAAATTCCAAACTGTTTTAACTGCGGCACCACAAGTTGGCCAGTCCACGCCCCAAGGTCTTCTAACCTCAACGGGTTTTGGAGGTTTAGATAGACTGGGACAGATCGAAGGCCAAGACTTTGACCGCTATCGCTTTTCATTTTTGAAATGTCGTTGGCTTGATCCTTACTGCCAAAGTGCGCGCCCAAGTCACCTAGATCAATATCAAACGCTTCAAAATCGTTAGCCGTCCCGTGATACACCACCAGCGGCTCACCCGTGTCGGGGTCAACGACCTTGGAGACGGTGGCGGGGTTGAATTTCTGGATGCGATCGACTAAGATGGAGGCAAGCCCGGTGGGGCCGGTTAGAAGTCGGGAGCCATTGGTTCTGTCTGCGTCTACCATTTCTGGCACCGGGCTTACCTCATTCTCAACGGCAATTGCCTCAACCGAATAGACGCGGTTGCCTTGAACACCAGCAAACTCCTTGACAGTCATTTTGACGAGTCGGGCTTGGTCTCCTACCCGCATAGGCGCGAACATACGACGCAGCCCTATGACGTTAGGATTGCTATCTCGGTCAGACTTGACCCAGCCTGTAACCGCTTGCGCAAATAGCATGTCGATATTGGCAACAGCCAGCGAATGCTCGGCAGCAGACTCCGATTTATGCACGGCACTGGCTGACAGCATTTTGTCAAGATTGCTTCGTGACACAATGGCCTTGACGCCATCCAAACTGAAGATAGGCTTGCCTTGGAAAGCTTTTGCCTCTATTCGGGCCTGGCCAAATGTGGAAGCTTGGCGCAGTTTCTGCGATGCAAGCTCCCAATCCCCAAACCAAGCCTTGAACTTCGGTGTCCTGACCTGTAACCACTGCCCATAGGTCAGCTTCGTTTTGCCCTCTGCCTTGGCCTTCTCCCACGCTTGCCGTCCACCATAGGCTTGCTCAACGGCTTTGAGTTCGGCATGGTTGTCGCTGGTTCCATCATTGCTGCCCCGGCTGAAAGCCAACATGGCCCGCTGTAGCGACTGCATTGGAGTCTCATTGCGACGGGTCACATAGCCTTGGGCGGGCAGGATATAGCTGCGCACAATTTCGGCATCCGTCAGCGCCAGATTCTTGAACCCAGGCACATTGGCGCGCAGCCATGTGCGGATAGCAGCAATGGCGCGCTGAACGAAGCCGATGGTCGGGTGTGACTCGGCCATCTCGGCCAGCACTTCCTCGGCGGCAGACAGACGGCGTTTTTCGCTCAAGGCGTTCCAGGCGTCTACATCGTTCAAATCCTTGTCCACCATGCCGTACTCGCGTGCCTTGGCCAGCACGTCCTTGCGGCGCATGGTTCCTATCTGCTGCAGTATGGGCTTGAGGCTATCTCCGAATACAGCGCGCAGCCCGTAGTGGCCCAGCACCTCATGGAAAAGAACCTCGGCAACATCCTGCGGGCTATTGAGCATGTCCGACAGCAGGTACACCTTGCCCTTGTAGATGAAACCACGGGCCTCTCCGTCGCTACCCTGACTCCTGAGTTCTGCGTCATAGTCGCGCACGCGCTGCGGTATGTCGGCATCCTGCAAGTTGCGCACGACGATGATCTCGGGCTTGCGGTACCACTTTGCAGACAAGCGCTCCACCAGCTTTTGTGCGGCCTCCCGCCATGCGTTGCTTTCGGCGCTGGGGGTGGTTTGATCCTGCCCCACATCCTTGCGAAAAGCTGGCGAATTGGCGCTACGGCTGAACATGGCCACGTTGCCATCTTCATCGGTGCGCGTCTGCACCGTGTCAAACAAGGCATCAAACGCCTGCGCAATCGGCGCTTCTTCCTCGGGTTTCAGGTACGGGTAACGCTCATCATTCTTGCCACTGGCCAGCCACTCATCCCACGACCGAATGTTGGCCAAAAAGTCATTGCTTCTGCCATGCTGCGCCATCTTGGAAATGACGTAGTTCTCAAAGCTGCGCGCCGCCCGCTCAATGATCCGGCTCCAGTAACCGCTGGCCGACTTGTCCAGCATGCTTGAGCGCTTTGCCATGGGCGAATCATTGAGCGCCTGCACCAAGTCAGAGAACGCTTTTTCAACCTCTGGCCGGACGCCCTCCTTGTGCGACGGGTCTCGCTCAAAGGCGTTCGCCGCCGCGTTTTCCTCCAACGTCTTTGCCTCGTCATACAAGCCACGGCTCTTGAGCCACTCACGCAGTTGTGCGCTGGTGCGCGGCCCTACAAACCGCTTGCCCATCTTGGGCACCCATGCCGCTTCGGGCTTATAGGTCACATAGTTGCTTCGCCGGTAAGCATCCTGGTCCCCGTTAAAAGGCACCTCACCGCCACGCATCCGACTGAAATAGTTGTCCAGGGCGTGAAACCACTCGTGGGCCAGCGATCCAGCCCCGCGCGTCTTGGTCAAGTTGATAACCAAATTGCTAGGCTCAAAATGTGCGGCATGCTTGCCACTACCACGCGCCCCAAGGGACAGTCCCAGCGTGCCGTTGAGGCTGATCGCCCGTGACGGAATGCCCAGCAATTCGGCAAGATCCAACAGCCCGTCATAGGCATCATTGAGCAAGCCCTGCCGGTCTTTAGCGCCCTTGCCCTGGGCCACCCAGTTCCCAAACTGTACCCCGCGAAAGCCAAAGGCTTGCGTAAACATATCCTCCGTCACATCTCGGCCCTTGCGCCGGTCTTGTCCGATGCGCTCGCGGTTCTCCTCGCGGCGCATGTCGGCCTTGCCCACGTTGTCGCGCGCCTTCACCAACTCCCACGCGGCCTGCGCCTCGGCGGTCGATTCATTAAGCCACTTGCGCGCCTGCTCCACCGCATCAGTGCCCGTAAATTCCTTCAAGCGCCGATGCTCCGAATCGCCCTTGCGATTGACAAACACCACGCCTGAGCTGCGCACCTTGCGCACCTCAAAGTCCTGCGCCGTCAGAGCATCCTTCTTGGGCTTTTCCTGGCCTTGCACAAGCGCCTTCACCTGCGCAACCTCATCCGGGCCAATGCGCCCCACCGGGAACACCATGGACGTGCCATCAACGGTGACAAACGACGTGGGATTGGGCACCCACATCAGCGCGTCCAACTCACTGGGCAGCAATGCCCTCTTTTCTCCGGTAAGGGGGTTAGTGCGGTAATACTGCGACATCCAGCGCTTGCCCTCTGGCCACTCGCTCGTAATGCCCTCAGCTTGCAATTCCTCATCCGACTTCCTGCGGAGTGAATTGGGGCGCTCGGCCACCTTATCAATGCGGCCCCACGCCTCACGCGGCAATTGTTCCAACAGCCGAACCTTGGCCGCAAAGTCCGCCAGCGGCATGTCCGGCTTGGCCTGCTCGTCAAACTTCTCGCGCCACAGTGGCTTGTAGAAGTTTTGCAAAATGGTCCGAAAAGTCTTGACCTTCTCAACCCACGCTTTGACCTTATAAGCCTTGCGCGGCTTGGCTGGAATCTCGGCGCGGGCAGCAAACGTCAGCGCCGCTACAAAATCGTTCTCGATGCCCTCATGCGCATCGGCAGGAAAAATTTTTGAGAGCGGCAAACGCTCAATCTCGTCGTCGCTAAGTTCATCGCGCAACGAGGGTGGCATGTCCTTTCGCGCGCCTTCGAGCTTCTGACCAAAGTCCTCAATCTTGGCTGGCGTTTGCTTCGGCTCTGCCGGCGCGTCAAACATGCTCTGCTGCCCGGTCAGGCTATCGAGCGGGTCTTGACCCATTTCAAACGTGTCGGCCGCGCGCACCGAAGCCTGCGCAATGCGCTTGCGCTCGTCGTCTTGCGCGGCCTTGGCATCGGCTGCGCGCTCCTGCGCCTTGCGCTCTCGCTCGGCACGCTCAAACGCCTCGGCCCGCTCGCGCAGGCTTTGCGGCGTGGATGCCGTCAGTAGCTCGTCTTGGGGCTCTGCGGCGTTGCGGGCTCGCTGGTCTCGTTGCCCTGCTGCATCTTGGGCGGGTCGGCTCGCTTGAGCTGGTCCAGCGTCTTGCGATCCTGCTGGTCGGGCTGCTTGCCCTCCAGCATATTCTTGAACAGACTCACGCCCTGCGGGCTGTTCCAGATTTTCTTGGCTTGCTCGTTCATTCTCGGGCCTCAGTCGGTTGATGATGTCGGTACGGCTGGCGTGTGGCACCGCCCCGAACATATCAAAGGCGGGCTTGTTCGCTTCAGTGTAGGCCATGTCGGCAGCCGCACCAAGCGCTTCCACCACGGGCTTGACGCTGCGCGCGTTGCGCACAAACAGGTCCAACACGTTGCCGACCAGAGGGTCGGCCGTCATGTCGATCTGCTGCGCGGCCTTGGCCAGAGCAATGCCTTTGCGGCGCGCATTCACCGCAATATCGGCGGCCTGCGTAACCACGTCGCGGATATCCAGCGCGCCAGCGCCGTCCAGGCGGGCCATCTTTGAGGCAACTTGCGCCAGGGCCGACAGAATCATTCTGGCCTCTGGGTCTTGCGCCTGCGCGTACAGGCGCACGAGCTGGTCATTGCCGTAGGCGCGCGCAAATACGGCCGCGCTGATCCGGTCCACAGCCTGCTTGGTCGGCTGGCCGTCGGTGTCCAGTAGTCCGCCTTGCTCGGATTGCGGCATGGCGCGCACGAACTGGCGCACGGTATCGGACGTGATAGAGCCGTCTTCGGCGAACTGGAGCGCATCCAGGCTCACCCGCTGCGCGTCGTTCTTGGCCTGCTCCACCGGGGACAACGTAAGGTTGCCGACGGTGTTGGACAAGTCGCCGATGTCCGCAGTCAGGGATTCCTTGGGCATGATACGCACCAGCACCGGCTGCTTCATGTCTGTGATGATGTTCTTGTCGATCCCGTGCAAGGCGTCGTCGGTCAGCTCCTTGAGGTAGCCGCTGGCCTTGCCATTGGCGTAGGCGCTCTGCAAGCCTGCGATGCGGCCGTTGCCAGCGATTGCGCGAATTGCCTGCACCTGGTCGTTGCCATAGTCCACATTGGCCGTGCCGTCGGACTTGTTGGATGCAAGCACTTGGTCTGCTTCGACCACAGCGTACTGCACGGGAATCCGTCGGCCATCGCTGGCCACCGCCACATCTGACTTTCCGATCTGCATGGACGGAACCGATCCACCCAAGACCACGGGGGCACCATTGGCAAAGTCGCGCGAGAAGCCCAGCCGACCATAGTCGGGATTGGCCGAAATGCTGGTCATCTGCGCGATTGAGGAAGGCGTCGCGCGGTTGCGGTTCTGGAGCACCATGCCGCCGCCTTGCGTCGTTGGCGCTGCATCTGTAGGCGCTGCAGACTTGCGTCGAATCACAAACCCAGGTGCGTCCGCCTGAACCTCGTTGGCCTGCACAACCTCGTGCGTTGCGCCCATCCCCAAGCGGTTGAGTTCGAGCTTTGCGGCCGCCTGAGTCGCAAACGGCGTACCGTTTTTCGTGGTGATGATGTTGAACAGCGGGTTGGCCGCATTTTCTTGCGCCGACGCTTCCCGCATGGACCCATCAAGGTCCAAATTTTCCCGATGAATGGCCGGAACCGCCTTACTTTTGCCACTCTTGGTGTACTGACGCAGGCGCTGTTTTTCGCTGTTCAGGTCGTCAGTACGGACCGTTACCGATTCGCCGTAGATGGTCTTGACTGTGGTGAACTCGGCAGGCTTCGCGCCTTGCGTTGCGCTCGTTGCCGCTGCTTGCGCTCCATTGTCCTGAGCCGGGGCGCCATTGGTCAGTGCCCGAACTTCTGATGCGCCAGCAGGGGCTTGCTGGGTGCTGCCTTCGATTGCTGCTCCTGCGGCTGGCGCTGTTCCTGCTTGCGTTGGTTGCGGGCTTGCTTCGATGGCTTGAGGGGCTTGAGGCTCACTGGTTACTCCTGGGGTGGTGGTTGCGGCTTGCACGGCGGGGGCGGCGCTGGGTGCCTCGGTGGCAGCGGGTGCAGGCTCTTGGGCAGCCTGGGTATTCGTGCCTTGCTGTTTCGCGGCACGAATCTGTGCGAATGCGTTTTTGAGGCTTTGGCCAAAGCTAGGCCCTGGGTGCGCCGTCTGACCGGCTGCGCCCATAGTGGCGGCTGGCGTACCTGTGAAGTTGCTGGGCTGTAGCCGGCCTGCTACTTGGCCCTGTTGCGCCTGGTTTGCTCCAGTACCCTGGCTCGGATTTGAGGGCTCATTCGCCTGAGCGCCAGGATTGCCAGCAGGATTGCCTTGCGTGCTTTGGGATCGGCTGGAAGTGGTGGCAATAGCATCTTGAATTTCCTCCTCGGTAGCGCCAGTGGCGCGTAACAATTGATCGTCGCTCACGTTGCCGGAAGCGCCTGCATCGGCTATGACAGCAGCATTTTCCGCATAGCTGGCTGCCATGGGATCAGCGTCAAGGCTTTCAAAATACTGTAGGACAAAGGCTTGATCCCAAGGGTCAGCATCCTCGAAGTCGATTTCCCGATAGCCCGGATTTGTTGGCTCGGTCACGCCAGTGTCAATCGCGGTCAGCGCAGCGGCAGACAATGATCCACCTTGCGCGGCGGCGGCTGCAACCTGCTCACGAACGGGGTTGACTGGCCTGGGCTCTACATCAGTCACATCGCCCACATAGGAGGGCACTTGATAGGCTGGTGTACGGGCTGTGCCGTCTGCACCCACCTGAATCACGCCGGGGTCTGGTGCTGGCAATGCCAGTGTTGGGCCGGGCGCTGGTGGTTGTGCTGGTGGTTGTGCTGGTGGTTGTGCGGGAGGCTGGCCCATAGCGTCCACTACCTGCCGGATGCCTGCCAGCATTTGAGTATTGGCATCCTGATCTACTACGCCTGCAGCCTTATTGAATGCCTTACTTCCCAAGGCCATAGCGCTACCGCTTCCAAGGCCCAACAGCGACTCATCAATCACATCGCCCGCGTCCACCTTGCCGTAAGCGAACTTTTGCCCTGCTGCCTCGGATACGCCTTCACCCACCATCTCGGCACCGATAACACCTGCGCCTCGTAGCGTATTCGCCCCCAGCGTGTTGCGTGCTGCATTGGCTGCTTCTAGCCGCGCCAGAGTCGCGCTTGCGTCTGCGGCGCTGATAGTGCCAGCCTTGACAGCTTCTGCCAGCGTGCGCGCTTCCTTGGCTATCGTTCGCCCACCCAGGCCAGCCAGGCCCATGGTTGCAACATTAAAGACAGCATCAGTACCAGCCGTGCCTACGCCCTTGCGCTGTGCGGCAGATTCAAACTCGGGCAATTTCTCGCCCACCATGGCAGAAACCTGGTCCTGGCTCCGGATGTCAATGCCGCGAGCTTGTGCCTCTTTCTGCACTTGCTCCTGCATGGCCGCACCTTTTTCCAGGCCATAGCCACCCGCAAATCCCCCAGCAATACCGCCCAGCACGCCACCCACAGCAGTGCCCACACCCGGCGCGACTGCAGTGCCCAGCGCCGCGCCAGCCTTCGCGCCAGCAAAGCCGCCAGCCAATGCTGGGAGAGAGTTGGGCAATTGCTCGGCAACCATCTTGGCTGCCTCGCCTGGGTTGGACAGTAGCTGCCCTGCACGCTTGAAACCCGCTGCACCCCAAGCCTTGACGTTATCGACAAGCCCCTCGGCTTTGTTTGCCGCGTCCACGTAGGGGGCAAATTCCTCTGCCATTTTGCGCTGCAGTTCCGTCTGCGGCAGCGCCGTAGCCGCTTGCTCGGCGGCGATCTTGGCGATGGTCTTTGGATCGCTGGTCAGCGCAGTACGCGCTGAATCAATGGCGCGGCTTGCGCCTTGTTTAACTCGGGAGCCGATGCCGTGATCTTCAGCGCCTAAAAAGGCGTCAATATCGCTTTGTTTGGCGGGCTGGCTACCCGTAGGCTTGCCGTTGAGAAAGTCGTCTATTTGGCTCATCCCCACAGTCTTGCGTGCCAGGCGATTGCGGGCAAACCAGACAGGGGGGCGACCTGCTAAAGTCTTGACATGGAGGACTTGACCGTGAGCGATCTTCTGACTATGGCATTGGTGGCACTTTCCATCGCATTCACATCGTCGATGGCTCACGCGCAGGTCAACCGTTGCATTGATGCGAACGGCAAAGTGCTCTACTCAGACAGGATATGCGATGCCGGTCAACGCGGCGGCCAGATAGAGCGTCGAAAGACACGCGATGAAATCTACCGGGAGCGACTGCAAGCGCTGGATGCAGAGGATCGCAAGCAACAACAAAATCTCATAGAGCAGCAGCGCGAGGCAGCGCAATACAACGCGCGGGCATATCAACAGGCTCCTGTATTGCGCCACTCTGGTAACGACTGGGCAGCACGCAAGGCGCTTGAGAACTCAGCCACTTCCGCGAGAAGCATTACAAACAATGGAGGCAAGTGGGACTCAAACGCTGAAGCAGAGCGCGCCCGCGCCCGCCATGAAGAAAACCTAAAGCGTATGGCGGAAGAAAATCAGCGTGCTCAATTGGAGGCCGCTACGCGCATAAGGCCAACAGCGATTACCAACTGCTTCGGCTATCAATGCCGCGACAACATGGGCGGCTCATACAACCGCGCCACCGGAGACAAGAACTTGATGATCGGCCCCGAAGGGCAGCGATGTACTTGGTTTGAACCAAGCAGGCAGTGGCAGTGCCGATAGCCTGCTTGTTTGAACCATTGCGCATTCCAGGCATGGTGATTAAGCGTCGGCGTCAGTACCCCATCTTCCGCAATTCTTCAACCTTTTGATCGCGGGTTAGGTTTTTGTTATCCCGGATGGCAATTGCTCTGGCATTTTTATCCAGTTGTGGCAATGCGCCGGCCGAATCCGAAAACACGCCGGTCTGCTCATTGAAAACGCGGTCTGGCACCTTGTAAGGCACGCCGTTCGCGTCGAATTGCTGCCCGCCTGATGCCACCTTGTACCGCGCAGGCTGCTCCTTACCCTGAAACTCGCGGATCTGACGCGCAAGGGCTGCCTGCTTTGCAGGGTCTTTCTCTGTGGTGTAGGCGTTTTGCAGGTTCTCCAGCTGCTGCGCAGCCCGTGTCTGGAACCCTTGCGCCTCGCGCTTCATGCTCAACTCTTGCCCCGCAAGGTTTATGCGGTTTGCATCGCGCGCATTGGCTCCAGCTTCCTGCATCCCTGTGCGGGTTGTGGCGCCTGTTTGTTGCATATCCTCGCGCTGAATGCCTGCGTTTTCACGCATAGCCGTCACGTCCGCTACTGGTTGGGCTTGTTGCAAAGCCTGATCGGTGGCCAGTGCAGCCTTGTAGGCAGCCATGGCGGCAGAATCACCCTTGCCACTTTTGTCCCAGCGCCCGCCGTTGTTGGTGATTGAGCTTGCAGAAACCTCCAGATTGCGCAGGTTGTTGCGGGCCTGCCAGTCATTTGTGCTGTTGCGTACCGTGGGCGCTGTCACGCCTCGAGAGCCGTTAGCGCCAGGGAACCCAGCGGCTACTGGCATCGCCGGAGTGCTTGAGCTCTTGGGCGCGAGACTGTCTGAAGCCGCCATGTTTTGCGTGCTTGGCTGTGCGGTGATCCCTCCAGGCAAGGCCGTTCCGGTGGGAGTATCGCTGTACTGGCCGGGCGCGTTGCGGTACACACCTGGGGCGATTGCGGCTGCAGAAGACGGCGCGGCAGACGGCGCGGCAGGTGCTGCGCTCGGGTCCACTGCGGGAGGGTTGGCCACGCCGCGCCCGCCACCAGCAACCGTAGCAGCGGGTGCGGCAGGCGCCGCGCTTGCAGTAGGAGCGGCGGGAGGCTGTGCAGCGTCGTCGCTGCCAAAGAGGCCGCGACCAAAACCGACTGCTGCATTCAATACAGGCGTTGCTGCCTTGTCAGCCATCTCGATGCCGTACATCGGAAGACCCTGCACAGATGTGCGTAGGGCGGTACCGGCAGCCTGCGCATAGTTGCCAGCGCCGACCTGATCTCGCATTTCTTGCACACGATCTTGAACGTAAAGACCTGTAGGGCTGGCGTCCTTCGTTGCAGCGACTGGTTTATTGGCAGGCTGCTCTGGCGGGCGATTGGCGGCAGCGGCCTGCGCGCCTTGTACGTACATGGAAGTCTGGTTCTGTAGTCGCGCCTGTTCCTCGCGGGTTTTGACCGTGCCACCATCATTAAAAAACTGCTGTGGCTCGCCCCTGGGTTTGAATCCGAGCGCCATAGGTTGTTCACCCTCTGCGGCCTCGTCGTCGCCCTGCCCTGTCGGCGCATGGGTCACGCCCTTGATGGCATCCAGCACAGCCGCGCCGATAGCCTGTACCCGCTCTGGGGGCAATTCGTACTCACCATTGCTCACGCGGACAGGCACCTTCTCGCCCTCTGCCGCCTCATCGTCCAGACCCAGCGCCTGCGTGGAATCGGCAGGCATGATGAACGTGCCGGGTTCCATTTCGTCGGGAATCGAATCGCTTGTGCCGGTTCCAGGCCCACGGATCATCCCGCCATTTGCCAAACCCTGCTCTTTCTCACGGCGCTGCATGGCACTCATGCCAGAGTATTGAGTAATTGCAGCGGGTGCGGGTGCTGGTGCAGCCGCTGCCTTTTTGGCTGCTTCCCTCTCACGCGCAGAGTTGGCCCTGTATTCGGCCAGTGCTGCGGCGCGCGCAGGGTCCTCTGGCTTAAATCCAAGCGCGCGCTTGAAGCCATCGACAAGACCGCCGTCTGCGAATTGCTGCACAGGCTTGCGCTGCGCTTTTGGTTGGAAACCGTACATGGCTGCCCCTATTGATTCGTTCAGGCGATTGTTCCGGGAAATCGCAGTACCCCATAACCTGATAGGGGGGCATCAGGCTAAAACGCTGTCCCAATCGGTGCGATCCGTCTCCGTACCGTTGTATCCACCCTTGGCACTGACCTGATTCATCAGTGTCGTGACCATGTTGCCGAACATATCCACCACCTCATTGGCGTTGGCCATGCGCAGCTTGCCCAAGAAGTCGCCCCTGTCGGCTGTACTAAGTGCATCGAACTCCAGTCCAAATCTGCGTGAGCTGGTTTTGCGGATCAACCCCGTGATTGCGGAATTGAATTTCTCGTTCAGGGCGATCACGCCATTGACAGAATCGACCACCTGATTCTGGTCGTTGATCCACATACCGCGTGCTCTGAGCTTGAGCTTGAAGCCTTCGGCCACCTTCTCGTGCAGCTTTCTTGTGCGGTCCATGCTGGTGTCCAGCAAAGCACGCACCATGCGCATTTTTTCTGTGCGCTCTTGTTCCAGGCGGGAGGCATGCGCGCGCGTCAACGCCTCGGTCGCGGACGCGATGCTGTTGCCGTGCATGCGCGCGAGAGCATCCATTGCATGACCATGGGCGAAACGGTGCCCGGCTGCGGCTGCTGCGTCCAGCGTCTCGCGCTCCTGTGCAAATGCCTGCCGACGCGCCATCAGGAACGCCGTTTCAGCCGGCGTGCTGTCCACCAGATCGTTATAGGACATCCCGATAGCGGACGCCAGCGCCGACTGAACGAAAGCCTCAGCGCCCGCACCAGCCGCGCCCATGCCTGGGAAAAGCATGTCCAGTTTTTCCAGGTAGTCGTCAAAGAACGATCCCACCACGTTGTCCAAGAACAAGGGCATGCTGGCAATCTGCGGGTCGATCCCTTCCAAGTTTGCTTTGCTCAGTGCGCCTTGCGTTGCCACAAACTTTTCTCGGTAGCTGACGCCCGTCGCGTTCGGCTTTGACGGTATGCTGCTCAGTGCGGCATTGATTTCCTTGTCAACGCTGGAGCGCATCGCTCTATCAGCCTTGTCGATCATTTCAGAAATCTTGTCGATTGCCGTGTAAACGATGGCCGCAGAAATACCTTGTGCAGCAATTCCAGTGGTTGTCATGGTCAACCCCCTCCTGCGTCTATGCTGTTGGATTCCGAGGCGGTCGAGTTGACGCTGACCCCGGCACTGTTCAAGGCGGCAGCGGCACGAGACGAATACCGGCGCAGCAACTTGATGTTTGCTTCTGCCAACATGCTGGCCTTGGTGTTTGCGCGCTCCACCAGCGCCTTGAGTTGCTGCGTTGATGCCTGGCGCGAGTCGTCCGTGGACATGACACGCTCCTCCCAAGAGGAAAGCTCCGCGCTGCGCACATCCATCCGGGCGCGTGCAGCCTGCTCGCCTCGCTGCAACCGTGTCAGGTAGTCGTTATTGCGACCAAACACGTCAAACATCAGGTGCATTTGCGTGAAGGTGTGCTCCATCGCTGCATTGAGCGCTTCGTTGTAGGCACGCAATAGCGCCTCGGCGGCATCGACCCGCATCTTGTGCCGCTCCGCTTCACGATCGGCTGTCATTTGCACACTGGCCCGCGCGACATGCAACTGCGCCATCTGTCCTGCCACCGCGCTATGCGCTGCAGCCACCCCTGGCGGTACAGCAAGAGCACGGGCACTAGCCCACTGCGTTGCAGACAGCGCATACCCCGATGCCTGATCCATGCGGCGGTCGTATCCGACATTGCCAATGCCATCATGCGACCCAATAACCGCACTCAGCCAGTTCAAGGCAATGCGAAACCCCGGCCCAACTGGCGCGGCAGTCTTGATGATGTCTTGAAACTCCGTGGACCAGCGCTGTGCAACCTGTGCAAGCTGGCCACGCACGGACAGGTCGTGAGCCGCCACCAAGGCAGCCGCCTCGTCGCCTGCGTAGAGGCTCAAAAACTTTTCAATAGACGGCGCCCCACCGCCCACACCTACGCCAGTAGCAGACCCAGCCGATGCGCCCAAATCGCGCGAAGACAATCTCTCGGCATTGGCATAGCTTGTCATAGCCATGCTCCAGGCCCGACCAAGCAGCGCGTCAAAAAGCAGCGCTGTAGGTAGCGCTCGTCCGTTGGCCATGTCAGATTCTCCGCTGTGATGCGATCACCGTGAACTGCACCGAATCAAGCTCAAAGGCATCAGCCTCGCTGGTCAGCTCAAACGTGAAATAGTTGGAGCGCAGCCCGCGCCCAGGATCAAACCGCTGTGTGCGCAGGCGATCATCAAAACGCCGTGCCCGGTAGGTGTACTCGTTGACGCCATCACCAATTTTTAGGAACACTGCGCCGGTCGATGAAATGCCAACGTGTACCGCTGGCAGGTACTTATTGGCCTGGGTGCCAAAGTTGTGTTTGCCTAAAGAAATGCCTGAGTTGATGGGGATTCCAGCGTCGGTATCACCTTCCAGCAGATAGACGCCATCTGCCCGCGCGCCAAACTGGCGGCCCTTGACCACGGCAAAGCTGCCAAAACCGAACTGCTCATAGCGCGAGCTGGCATTGCTGCGAGCGTTGACCACCCACGCCTCACCCGCATCAACTGGCACGCCATCAACTGTGCGGAAAGCAAACACCGTCGCACGCTCACCTGCGCCAATCATTTCTGCCACCGAGTCCAGTAGCGTTGCCGTGAAGCTGGCGCTGTCCTGCGCACTGATTTCCTCGGTGCCGTCCTCGGGCGCAACCAACCAGGCTTCTGCCGTGACAGTCCCGCCTACCTTCTCGGTAATCGTCAGCCCAACGTAGGCAGAATGCTCAACAGGCGCGCGGAACACCACAGCCTCCATGACCTGCACCAGCGGGGTGAGCTCTCCACCAAACCCGACCATGCGCAAAGCGCCAAGGTCCAGTCCCAGCTCGGCATACGTGGTTTGAACCGACGCACGCATTACCAGCCCGCGCAGCGCCGCGTTGACGGTGGCCGTTGGGGGCGCAGTAGCCACCATGCTCAGTTCCGGCAGGTCTGCATCCAGGACAGAGTACGGAACACCTGTATCCACCTTGTTCATTCCGGCCTGCATTCCTAGCTGGCCCAGAGTGACTTGGATGAAACCAAAGCTATCGAGGTCTGACGCAATCATGCCCAGAGGCTTGAGTGTGGCTTCCATCCCGTCATAGTCGCCAAGCGTTATCTGAAAGCGCGACAGATCGCCAAACAGGTTGGCCATCTGTGTCTCTGATAGCTGCGCAGCAAAAGACGGCAGCGTGATTGCCAGACCGCTGGGCGCCATCGCGTCAATGGTCATCGCCAGTCTTTCAAGCCCGGTCACTATCTCGCCGCCAGACGGCACCGGCAGACTTCCGGGTGTCAGCACTGGGTTGTTCACTGCGTCATACGGCAGGTACAAGGTTGCATCCAGTACAAACGGCTCGATCATGCTGAACGGCGCCAGCAAGAGAGTGTCACCATTGACCACCCACTTGATATGCGTGCCGTAGATTGCGGCACTCACCGTGTCCGTACCAGCGCCGACCCGCATCGCACGAATGGGTGCATAGGGCTTTTCTGAAGTGACCGCGCCATCATGAATGATCCGCACGGTAGTCGCAGTGAACACCAAGCCGTAGCGCAAGTGTCCGTAGCCAGTGCGCCCGATTGGAGAGACGGCCGACGAATAGGCCAGCCCAACGGCCACACCGCCCTGGCGCGCACCCTGCACATCAGGAATATCAAGGCTGATCGTGCCGATCCAGTTTGGGGGAAGCTCCTGAATGCTTCGCGCACCAGAATCCCAAGCCGGAACGAAACCAGAGGTCGTCTGGATGGTGTTTGCCGTGTTGTCTGGGGCAACGATGCTGCCACCGCCTGGATTGGGGATGAAATTCACATCACCGCTTGGCGCATTCCCGGTTGGCGCAGGCGGCGCCTCTGTGTAAGCGTCTCCACCATCAGCAAGATCGGGGAAACAAACATATTGATACCCGGAAGCAGTGCCGTCCACAAAACCATTCACCCACACGTATGCGCATCGCATCTTCTGCTCCTTGGGTTCATCCAACGCCTACGCCAGTGGTCTGATCTGAGTAATAGTTCAGGCTCACGTAGCCATTGACGCAAGTACCGGTGACCTCGTAAACCCAGTCTCCCGGTCTCGTTATGCGGAAATACGATGTGCCATCGCTGCGAGTCACCAAGGTAATGGAGCGCCCTGGCCACAGCAGGTACAACTGCTGCTCAATAGCAGCAAAGCACGGACTATCTGGCGGCGGAAGCGTGCCACTACCTCCACCGCTACCACCGCCACCACCACCACTACCTCCGCCACCACCACCACCACCCTGGGATGGGGGTAGTTTTTCGAGTTTGTTAGCCATAGTCAGGCTCCTTGAATTTGTGGTCTACCATCCACGGGCGCGCTGGATTGGACGGGAGCAATTTGCCGGCTTTGTCGCGCAGCGCGATCATGGGCAGCAGCTCTCCACGGTTGTACTGAGTTGCTGATTCGCTGATGTCTTGCTCGTATTGAAAGCGTGGGAATCCTCTGGTGCGTTCCCACTGTCTGCCAATAACTATCTGACCATCCACCCATGTCTTACTTGGTAAGCTGATCTGCGCGCGTGTGGCCTTCCAGCTATCGCCGCCGTTTTCAGATAGGTAGATGGTCGCGTTCACAGTATTGACTTGCTCAGTGCGTGCCGACATTACTGGCACTGCAAGCGTCTTATCGTCAATGGCCACCACAAACCCAGCACGAAAACACCAAGGTGTCGGCAGAAGTCGCCGCGCCCAATTCATCCCACCATCGTCAGACACCAGCAGCATTGGGCGAGCTCCGGGATAGCTGATATTGAACGGCGTGCCGCCCAGCGTCTTGCTTTCTTCCCATACAGAGTACGGATCAAACTGCATCCACAGGCGCTTCTTCTTGCCCTCTGGCGTGCTGCGGTAAACGGCGCCTCCGAAGCCCATCGGCGCATAAGGTATGTAGTAGTTTCCTGATGGCCCCGGTTTGGTCAGGCCAGCGCCAAAAACTGCGGCTGGGATCGTGGAGATTTTTGTTGCGCCAGAAGTGGTGACGCGAAACACCTCTATTGCATTTGGAGAGGCTGTCTCGTACCTAGAAAACGCCAGCAGCGTGTTCTTGTCCTGTGTCAGCAATCCACCATAGTGGCTTGTGCTTGGAAAACTCAATGACGCTGATGGAACAACGTAAGTCCACGTTTCTCCATTATTGGTAGACCACATGAAAAAAGCATCGCTGCTTGATGCTTGCACGCTACCGCCTGCACCAAACTGCATGGCATGTACGATTACACGCAAAACCACCTTGGACGGCCCCAAGCGATGCAGCGACATGCCTCTGGCGGCGAGATAGTGCTTCGGAAGGCTTGGAAGGGATGGGAAGTTGATCTTTCCCAGGGCAACGCCTCCCTGTGGCGTAGTGCGCTTGCAAGTGAGTCGGTACGGGCCAGAGCTGCGACTGTCGTACACATCGTCTGCAGCCGGGTACACGGCAATCATGGCGGTGTATTCGCGGCCGTCGTCTGTCTTGGCAATACCAGGCTCGCAGACTGCATAAGTGTCCGATGCGTCTCCAGTGGGAATCTTCCCCGTATCTGGGAACCCCCAATAGCTACCGTATTGCGCACCAGCGAATGCAACGAATACACTGGTGCTGCTGTACATATCGGCGGTAGTTTGTCTAATGGAGTCGGAAATTGATCGCGGAGTGGGATCAAAACCCAGGCCACTGTGGACATCAAACGAAAACAACGGCGCGTTGGTAGCTCCGGTCAAAGGATTGACCTCAACCACCTCAACGCGGGCCGCACGCAAGCCACGCTTTTTGGTATGCGGTCTTGGGGTTGTTACCAACTTACCCATTGAGTCGTTGAAATACCGATTGTCGCCAGAGACAGCAACCTCGCGCACCAGAATCACCTTGCCATCGCCCTTGGCAAAAAAACGGCGCTTGCCAGCCTGAGCGGTATAGCTTGTCTCTGCAATGGCGTCACGGGTACGGCTAGTGACATTACCAAACTGGTCAGTGCCAGTTATCGGGCCATAGTGCCTAGATATGCGCGTCTGCGTTTTGAAGCCGCTTATTTCCCTAAACGGCAAGTCTCCTGCCGCTGGATCGTGCTCAGACATGAAAAGCCGCGAGCGCTTGAGCAATTTGGTGTCTGGCGACAGGTTCAGCAGTTCGTTGCCAGTCAAAGGATCGTCTGGAGACTGCTCTGCATGGGTCATTGATGTTTCGTGCAGCAGCACAAAGCGCGGCTGCGAAGTGCCTTCCGGCTCCCTATCAATACGCACGAACTCGCCAGAGCGTTGGATAGTGCTCTCTGCATCACGGTAGGTCATAAACTCCGACCCGACCGCGATCATGGCATGGAGCTGATCTTTCTCCTTGCCATCAGATGCGCCCCTGGAGTCATCGTTAATGAGCATCAGGGAATCTCACGCGCCTTCACCAAATCTTTCCAGAAGATCGGGGGCGGTTCAGGCGGTATCCCGCCAATACCAATGAAGAATGAAGGTCTCCAATTTGCTTGATAACCCCCGGAAAATAACACTCGATTGTTATCCACGATTTCAGTGTCGAAGTAATCAAGGTAATCAACGGGCGTACCTGACGGGGCGATCATGGCAAATAAAATATCTTGTGCCTTCGCATCATTGAGCGACAGAGTTACCGCCAGTGCGCAGCCAGTCGTTCCGATTTCGCTAGGAAGAATCTGGATGTTGCCCGACACCCGAACCACTTCTTCCTGAATTGGGGACCATTCATACACGCCGTACCGGGTGTAGTCGTCGGTGTTGATATTTCCAACGGCCGCAGGCGTATCGAGCACGTCCACACTGCTTTTGTACCCAAGCATGTCGGTGTGGACGATGATCGCGTAGCGCGTGCCGGTAATGACCATGGTGGATTACCCTGGCAAGCTGATGGAGGCGAAGTTCACAGCCTGTGTGTTACCCGCAACCAGGGCGAGCGAGCTGATATTGAGCTCTGCGCCAGACACGCCTACGCGCCCCTGCAGGCGGGCCTCGGTCGTCGATGCAAACCCGGTATCAGCACTGCCCACAAAGCGAAAGAAAACCGCGTTGCCGGTGTTAAGCACAGGGCCTGCCCAGGTCTCTCCAGGGCTCTTGTTGATAGCGCCGTTGGCGGCAGTACCAAGGTTCAGGCCACTTGAAATACCGTCGCCGTAGACCGTCAATAGCTTCTGGTGCTTGGCCGTTTCGATGGGATCGTCAGCGCTAAGGGGGATATTGGCCAGCGTGCTGTAGTAAACATGAATAAAACCGTTGGCCAGGATGCTTTTGAGGCTCCCGGTTTCGAGGATTTTGTTGCGCAGGCCGGTAGATGCAAGAAGGGGCATGATGGTGGTACCTTTCAGAACGAAACAAACTGAAACCCGGAAAGCAGTTCCAGGTAAACGGATGGGTCATAGGGGCGGGGGTTTGCAAAGCGCACCACCGAAAGCAATTTGCCGGTTGCGGCGCCCTTGGCAGGGGATGTGCTGATGAAGGCACCATTGACAGTGCCCGTGCCCAGCATGTCAAAACGCGCCAGCGATGCCGCGTTCGAGCAAGCGGCATCGGTGACGGCACCCAGGTTCAACTGCAGGCGGTTTGTCTGGCCGTACTGAATGACCTCGGAGACGACCGATAGAAACGTTGCAGCTTCCTCATCGCCATTGGGGATGTGCGCGCCGCTCCACAACCCAATGTAGAGGGCGGCTGGCCCTGCGCCGTTCTTGAGATAGGCAGTCGCCATGTCATTGAGCCCTTCGCGTGGGACTCTGTTCTTGGCGCCGCGCATGGCGTCCACAATGGCGTCGTCGTATTTGCTTCGGGTCAACACGTCAAACGTGAAGCCGGGTTTGATAAGTGCGTCCATGATGGTCATTCCTTTTTCACGATCCGTGCTTGGGCGTAGGAGCCGATGCCTGCTCCGGTGCCGCTAGGTGAGGAGAGCGCTGCCACGATGGATGCCATGCCGTCTGCCTCACGCCAGAGCGTTGCCGCGCCACCCTCTGCAATGAGAGCAACGTTGCGCTCTTGCAGGTTTTGAAGTTCGCCCGAGGCCGTGCAAGAGACAATCCCGCGCTGACTCATCCAGTGGGCGCCGCCGTCAGGCCGGTATCCGGCCTGCTGCTCTGGAGCGCCATAAGACAGCACAGCACGCACAGAACTGGCAGGGAAACCGCCAGCAATCCAGTAGGTTTGTTTGGCCACCACGAAAACACCACCCTCTACCGCTGCAATGCAGGTAATTGGTGCCGGGAACATTTCATAGCCGCGTGACTCGTCCCGCAGGTGTGGTGTGAATGGCTCGCTATAGACCAGCACATTGCCCACAGCCACCAGCAGCCGACCGTTGTGGTGAGCAATGCAGGAGCCGGGCGGCATGGGAGATAGCAACTGCTCGCCAACATTGACACTGGCAGCCGTTGCCCATTCGGGTGTGGGGCCATTGACGGGGTGATATGAGCCGACCCGCAGACCGTCCGTGAAGTACACCGCCTCATTGACCTGCGCGTATCGAACGAATGTGACGCGGCCAAACCCTGTAGCTACCTGGGTAGCACTGGTGGAGCCATCTGCGCCCACGTCCATCCGGCGAACCGAGCCGTCAGAGCAAAACAGGCCGTAAGCGCCGTCAATCGGCGCCCACAGAGAATGGCAGTCCTGCCATGGCAGAGAAAGCGTGTAGCCCTTGCGCGTTTTTACAGTGCCGCGCTCTGTGACATCAACATTCAGTGCATCGCGCAGTAGGTGCCCTGCCCCGTTTGGAAGCGACATACTGAAATCAGGGACGCGGTTGTCCATCCCTTCTGGGAATGGTCCAACAGTCATTGAATTTGATGCCATACCCGACATGATTCCGTTTGCGGCTGCAAAGCGGAAACCCGACAGGGGGGTCACAGAACGTGCGAGACGTTCACCTGTGTCTGGTCGTGCCGTGTGGACTGGCGCAAGTCGGCATCAGGTCGTAGCCCGAAGTAAGACTCAAAATCTTCAAGCGCCTCTTTGGACTTCTGAGGGTTTTGCGCATCGGCGTCTGGCCTGCCAAAAGCGCGATACAACACCCAATGGACCAAGTGAATGTGATGAGCCTCGTGAATCTCGGGCTTGTCGTTGTCACTTGCCATTGCTTTAAGGGGCAGACGGTATGCCTCCATGCGAAGCGTGCCCGCCACGGATGGAACCGGCACCAGTCGCAGCCGCGTATCCGTTTGGATCGCAAAGCTCGGCATTTCGGAGGGGAAATCGCGCCATCCTGGTGTGGTGCGGTCAAGGTACTCGCGCGATACCAAGCGCAGGTTTTCAACAACACCGACGTTTGGCACAAAATCAAGGGCAGCGATTTCATACACCTTGGGGTGTAGCGGATAGCTTGCGATGCCAGGGGCGACCGCAATTTTGGTCACTGACGCGCTGTAGTCGTCCAGCAGCAGTCTGGCGCGTACAGCGGCTTCATCTTGCGCTTCGGCAAACCAGTCAATAATCCACTCATCCCGCCACAAAGGGGGATTTGCAAGATCATCGGCCTCAATGCGAAAACGCTCAATCAGCTGCTGCAGCGTCATCTCAGCGCGCCCCGAATTGCTCGATCAGTGTGGACACCTCAGCGCGAAGTTTGGTCACGGCCAGGCGCTTGTCCAGAGCGACCTCGTACTTGCTGGCGTATTCTTCAAGCGCGTTTTTGTCCATGCTCTGCACGGTCAGCAGCATGGATTCCATAACCTGCTTTTCTTGCTCCTCAGAGCGCTTGATCTCTTGCTGCACTACCGCTGCGGCTTCTTGCTCCTCAGTCTGTGCAGTTGCATCCTGGGGCGCAGCCTCATCGACGGGAGCGCGGTCAAACCGTTTGAACTCCACGTAGCGCAATAGCTTATCGGCAGCAGCAGAAGGCACCAGCTTGGTATCACCGGGCATCCAGCTGTTACCCGTGTGAGATTCCCGGTAGAGCTTGCGGCCCTCATAGGTGATGCGTGTGAGGTCCATTGTGGACTCCTGTAAGTGGATGGAAAACAAGCCGGACGAACCGGCTTGCTTCTCATGGCGTTGCTTACACAGCGCCTTCGCTGGCGATGGTCAGCACAACGTCAATACGCGATGCCTTGGCATTGGTTGCCACTGCGGTCGTCAAAGTGAGCCACGCATCCTTGGGAAGCGTGACAGGTGCTTTGGTCGTCGCATTGCGCAGGCGGGCAGCCGTGGCCAGTGGCAAAGCAGCACCGAAATACTGCAGGTCTTGCGGCACCAGGGCGCTATTCACACCGTCGATGTACTCGAAACCGAGATCGCCGGTAATGGTGGCCGTCATGCCGTTGGAAATCACCACCATGCTGTCCAGCAGGACAGAACCGGCGGGGATACGGCCCAGGCGCACAGTGTCGGCCGCAAGAATGGGGGCGGTGGAATCGGAACTCGTGACGCTACCGTTAGTGGCCGTGACCAGCGAATACTGCAGGCCGTGGGCATTGCCCCAAGGGGTTGCGCCAACAAGGTTGCGGGGATTTACTTTGCGGGTGATCGTTGGCATGTCAGCCTCCGTAATCGAATCTATGAACTTTGGCGTTATGAGCCGGGCAGCCGTAAGCCACCCAGCTCAATCACACTGGCTTACTGGCGGGCGCCGATGATTGGCACCACGGTATCCAAGGCGATAACGCCGTGGTCGGTGAAGTGCCTGACACCATTGCCCTGGTCCACGGCCCAGCGAATCTTGGCCAGGCCTTGAATGGCGCCGATCAGCAGCTCCATCTTGTCGTCGTGGTCGAACGACTTTTCGCTCCAGAAGTAAGGCATGCCGCCCTTGTCGCTGGAGCCGAACGCCTGCGCAAGCGCCTGTCCACCCAACAGCAAAGCGCGGTCCACGGCGAACGTGGTGCCCAGTGCAGCAGGGACGGTACAGGTTGTCTCCACTTCCGTGGTGTTCGATGCGCAGTAGCGAATCGTGTCACCGGCATAGAAGCGGATCGGCTTGGGCATCTTGCAAATCAAGACACCATTCCACAAGCCGACTTCACCCAGGAAAAGCGGGTGGTTATCGGCTTTGGATGCGCGGGCCAGAGCATTCGCCTGGAACTGGCGGAAGTTGGGATCGCTTGCAAAGCCGTGGTACTGGGCAGGCGAGACCATCAGGCAGCGCAGCGGCGAGTCCTCTGCCACCTTGTCGCCCGGCAGCTTGATTGCTGGGGGAGGAAGGGCAATCGACTCGATCATGGTGCGAATGCTGTCCACCACGTCCATGCTCAACTTGTCGGTGCTCTGCAAATCAACTTCACCAGCGATGACGTTGAAAGGCTTGATGGCAGCGCCGTCCGCGATGAAGTGACGGTTGCGCGTTGGCGCTTTCACGTCATTGACCGCCATCTCGGCAAACATCTCATGGTCTGCCGTAGGAAGGCGCCACTCGATGTTGTCGTGAAAGCCTCGGGCGCCAGCCATGTGAACCAGCATTGCTTGGTCCTGATAGCTGTCCATCAGCGATTGAGCGATTGGGCGGCCAATCTTGCGGAAGTTAACCGGGCTGCGCAGGTCAGTCATGGTGTTGCCAACGTCCACCGGGAAACGCGCCTGATTGACGCGCACACGGCTTTTGTCCAGCGCAATACCGGTGCCCTTGCCCTCGGCTTGGCGGCTGCCCATGATGGGGTAAGCGCCAACAGGCTGCACGAAGTGGAACTCCACCTCATCGCCCTTGCCACGGGTCAGGTCCACCGTGCGAACCACGGGCATATCAGTGCTGGTCTGCTTGCGCAGCACGGCATTGACCTCGCCTTCGCCGGAAGGCATCTTGCCGACCATCCGGTTGAGCGTTGAATTGCGCTGCATTGACTGGGCAAAAAGCCCGGCAGCCTGAACGAATTGGGCATTCGGGGAACCCGACGCCACTGCGGTTTTGCTGGTCATGTTTGACCTCCATCTATGGGATGGGGCTGCCTCATCACGAGGTGGCCCAGGGGGTTACACGGTTGTGGTCTAAACCACGCTATTCATCAGCCGGGTCTGCTTTTCAGGGCTAAGGCCGGCCATAAAGTCCATCATTGCCGCAGGATTGCCGGCGAGCGCGGCTAGGCGCTCTACATCACCGGCACCGGATGCCGCTGCGCCTGGCAACTCCGACAAACTCATCGGCGGCTGCTGTTGCGCGTTGGCCAGGGCCTTACTCACAGCATTGGCGGGATTGCCTTTGCCGGTTTGGCCCTTGAACGTCGAAAACACCTCAATCACCTGCTCTGCTGTGCCCTTTGCCAACGTGTGCTCAATCGCCGCGCGGGCATAGGTGGGCTGATTGCCCATCCATGCCTTGAACTCGGCAGATTCGTACACTTCGTCGGCGTCCTTGTGCGCGCCATAAATGGCCGCCTCATGGGCACCAATGGCTAACTGCGCCTCGCGCTGCTTGAACGGCGCGAACGCCGCATTGAGCTTTGCGTCCACCAGGGCAGACGCGCGCTGCTCGACCAGTTGGGCGACACCCTTTGCAATAGCTTCCTCGGAGAAGTCGCCAAAAATGGCAACATCCACGCCTTGCGATGCTGCGGCCTGAGCCACTGCAAGGTTGCTATCTGATTCAGTGGGCGCCTGCCCCGCGTCCGCGCGGGCCTGCGCGTCCTGCTGGGCGGCGGCAAGGTTTCGAGCTTGGGCAGCACTTAATGACGCAAGTTGCGCGCGTAGCTGATCGTTTTCAGCTTTGAGCGTGTCCCTTGCCTGTCGTGCTTCAGTGAGCTTTTCGTAGGGGATCGTGTAAGTGCCGGACTTGCTGGCGATGGGGGCTTGCTGCTCGTCATCCTGAGCGGCTGAACCTGCATCGGCGGCAGGGGCGGTGTTATCGACCGGTTGTTGACCTGCGTTGCTATCGGCTGCACTCGTAGAGTCGGGTGTGCTGGATGCGTCCGCGTCCAGATCCAGACTACCGGCGAATGCTGCTTCGAGCAATTGCTGTGCTTGTGTTGTCAATGCTGTGCTCCATTCCCAGCTATCCGGCCAGGACTGATTGCGTGCACACCGTTTTGAGAATGTGGCCAGGGCCTAAGCCCCAGCCAGCACGCTCTCCAGCGGCGGGAAAAGCGACATCTCACGATGTTGCGGTTGCGGCCAATGCCTTACGGCTTCGGCCTCGGGCTGAATGTGCCTGTCCTTGTCAGGTCGTCCAACCCGAAGGGGGGGGCTTATGCGGGCAGGTTGTCCGTTGTGGCCGTTGTTTCGATGCCCGTCATGGGTGAAGCGCCACCATCAGGCACGGGCGGGAAGCCTGGGCTGGTGTTTTGATTGACCTCTGGCATTGCGTTGCCTGTAGGTGCCGGAACATCTGCAATGGGGAAATTGGGATCGTCGGATCGCACGGGCTTGGTGTACCCGGCGCCTTGCATGATTGCATCAGCTACCGGTGCAATCTGCGGCATCTGTGCGACCTGGGCGCCAGCTTGCATTGCACTGAAGGCGGCTTGAACGCCTGTCTGCACGGCCTGCGCCACCATCTGCTGAATGCGCGCCTCGCTCTCGCGCTCCTTGACGGCCAGCTCGCGCTCCTTGAGCTCGTACATCAACTCCTGCTTGATCTGCTCGCGCAATGCCTCGGGATTTGCTTGACCTTTGGCATTGCGAATGGCCTCCACCACTTCCTTTTTCCGTGGCAGGTCCATCAAGTCAATCATGAACGGCATGACCACTTGCTGAATCTCTGGCGGCGCGGCCTTCACAGCCTCGGACAGTGCATTGAGCTGCTGCGCGCGGAAACTGCTACTTGATGGCACATCCTGCAATGCCACCTTGATGCGCGTGCGCTGCACATCGTTGCTGAGATACGGTATGCCAGTGGCAGGATCAGCTTCAGGCTTATTGAGCACCACAGTGCGCGCTGGGTTGAGGGTGTCGCCCTCAATCACAACAACCTGCTCCTCCTTGCCCATGTCCTCCATGATTAAGGTGAGAAGCAACTCGCCCACCATCGTGCGGCCGTCCCTGAAGTTATCCATCAGGTCGGCAATCGACATCTGCGACTGCTCGACCTGTGTCTGCTCCTGCACACCACTGGTAGCGGTGCCTGTGCGTCCTTGCAACGCTGGAGTAACAGGCGAAACCCGCTCCAAAGCTGCCCGGCTGTCTGCCATTAGCTGAAACTGTTGGGCGTTAAGCTGGAAGTCGCGCTTGACCTCAAACCGGGCGCCAGGCTGGGCCATTGCATCAGGATTGAGGATGATGTCTGCATCCGGCCTGCCAATCTGGCGCCGAAATTGCTCATCGGTCATCATCACGGAACCCTTGGTACGCTCAGTCCGTGTGGACGCCATACCCCAGCGCAGCTTGGCAATCGTCGTGTTGAGATTGTCCTGCGGGAAAAGCATGTCACGCACCAGACCGAACGGCACGCCAGTCATATCCTCCACGTACCCCCAAAAAGGCACATACGGGAAAAACCGGTGCGGATACGGTGTTGGCCCATCGAACAAGCAATGCGGCCCCATCCAATAGCTGCGCCTCACACGCGCAACCGTTGTGCGCTCTAGCTTGCCGTGCTGGCTTGCTACTGCTGCTTGGTGTGCTGGGTTTGATTCGTCGAACTCGACAACGCGGCCACCACGCAATCGCATGATCGTGGTACTCACCCAGCGGCGGTACCACAACTCGATGATGCACACCTCATCCGTCTCGCGGCGATGCCATGATTGTTCCCTGCTTGTCCAAGCCCTGTTCTGATTGACGCTCGCATCAAGCCCTGTCGATACGCCACCCTCGACGACATAGCCACCATATCCACCAATGCCGCTTGCGGTATCGGCCTGCCGAATCAACTCAGCTTGATCCGGGAAAGCTGCTGCAGCCCTGGTGCGCTTGATATAACGCTCGCGGAAAAGCCAGCCTGCATCGCTCAGGTCTTTTTCTTTGGCACGCATGTCCCAAAACATCTCATTGCGATGTACTGCCCGGCAGCGGTGGGCAGGCCCGAACGGATCGCTACTGCGCGCCACCTCAACCCATCCCATACCAACGGCAATTTGCGGCCTGAATGCAGCCGACATAGCGGAATCAGCGCCAGACAGTCGCTCGGCCTGATTAACGCGATAGTTCATCGCATCTGCTACGTCCTGGCCCTCTGGGTCACCATCGGGAGTGATGCGCCAGTCTGTGCGCGTCTTGGCCTCGTATCCACACACGGCAGCGATGGCAGGGCCAATGATGTTCTCCTTTGCGGGAGGGATGCCCAAAGCCTGCAAGCGCTGCAAAAGCTGGCTATCCAACTGGTTGCCGTCCACATAGTCGGCCTCCTTGTCGGCCTGGGCGCGCCATGGCGGCTGGTCGATAGCCTCGTCAATGATGTCGGCGAACTCGCGTTGCGTTATGGGCTGGCCCAAATCAGCACTAGCGGGGGGCTTTAGGTATTGCATGGGATGCCTCTGAGTCACGTCCGCCAATCGGCGGGAGGGGGTTCTTTGTAGCTGCTGTCGTTGCTGCCATAGGCGTCGTCAGAAGGTGTGTAAAGACCCGTTTCCTTGGCCTGAGCCCACTGGCGCATTGCATCGGCGCCTTCGGTACAGCCGTTACTTTTGTCAGGCTCGTCCGTAAACTTGTTGAGGGCTTGGCTGAACTTCTTTCGGTACCCGCGAAGTCGCTCGATGCCCAGAGCGCACTGGTCCTTATCAATCCAGGCGCTTTTCAGGTGCTTGCGCAGGGTATGCACGCCGGTCATTAGTTCCGTGATGCGAGGCACGATGACGAAATTCTGACCAGGCATCAGCGACTGCAACATCTGCTTGGTGGAGCGGTTGAAATCGCCCAGGCGCTTGTGGTCTGCGTCGTGAGGTAGGTAGTGCTTGCCGAACACATAGCCCAGGCTTTGCAGGTGGCGCACGTAATGCCGCAAGTCCTCGTTGTGTTCCTCGTAGTAGTTCACGAATCGGTCCTCTCCACGCAATGACTGAGCAAACCAGATTGCGCAACCGTCGCTGTTGCCGATGTCCCAAAACGTGTAAACCGGCATGTCCAGCAATGGCACGCTCGTGATACCGCCGCGCCGGGTAAGCTCGACCATTGTTTTGGTGAGGTAGTGGCCTTCGGTGGACTGCTGGAATGCCTCTCGCGGGGTGGATGGGTACTCTTGCCACATCCGTTCCTCGCGGCCCGCAAAGTCGGCCAGCTGGGTCGCTGCGTACCATGCTCGTTGCTCAGGGTCTAGCTTGGTGTTGGCCTCCAGCTCCACCTCGTCGAAATACTCGTGCAATCGCGTGGGAATCACAACGGTGGTGGCGTCCATCCGGTAGTTTGGCTCTTGCCACCATGCGTAGAAATGGAATCGGTAGTCACGCTCAGTCAGCACCTTGTGGGCGTGGTGAAGCGCCTCGGCGCGGCTGGAAAGCTCGTAGAACTCGCCGTTTGCGCCTTCTGCTGTTGACTCGATCACCAAAATTCCGGTGGTTGGCACGGCTGGTATTGAGCCGGTCATGACCTCTTTGGCTTTGTCTGGGTACTTCGCGCAAATCTTCCCGAACTCGGAGATATGCAAGCGATGAATGGTCCCGGAACGCATGGACGTGGCCACACGCACGCTGCTGTTGTTGTGCGAAAAAAGCAGCTCTGCCGCACTGTCGCGCGCAAGGGGGCAACGCTCGCGAATCTCATCGGGCAGGTTGTTGTAGGCGTACCGCACCTTGTCCCGAAAGATGGCCTCAGCCGCCTCGCGGTCCTGAGCGATGATCCCGCAGCGCTGGTCTGCGTTAAAGAGGGCATGGTCCAGCCACAGTATCGCAATCAGCGTCGTGAAACCCAATTGGCGGGCCTTGAGGATGATGTTGCGGTGCCACAGGCGCTTGATGAATCGCCGCTGAGCGCGGTTGGGCACGAACGGGCGTGAAAACGTCTCGGCCTTGTCGTCTCCCTTGTCGTCGCCCTTGACCATGATCTTGTAGAGACACCCGGAGAACAGGCGCCACTCAGGATCACGCAGGCAGCGCTCCAGTTCTTCCTCGGTGTTGGGAAGCTGGTTCAATGGGACGCTGGGCCGGGCCGACACATCAATCCTCGTCGTCGTCGCCAACATCCGCGCGCATGGGCAGGCCGGTCGCGGGCTGGCGCTCGGGGTCCACGGCCACGGGCACGAACCCGTTGCTGTTGCCTTGTGCAATGCGGGTCAGCAGCGAAGAAAGCGGGTCGGCCTTCTGCTGGTTGTCCTTCTCGTAGAGGCCCACATGCTTTGCCAGCTTCTCCACGGCGTCCATCTTGGAGTGCGACAGCACCTCAATGCCGTACTTCGTCTCCTTGGCGCCCGCATACAACGCCGCGGCCGCCGGGCTCAGTTGCCGGGTGTCCTTGATGACCGTGCGCGCGTGGCCTTCACCCACACAGTCGGGGCAGTCAGGGTGTGGTGGGCGGTGCGGGTTGTAGCCAATGCCGCCTTCCTGGTCGAAGTCGGCTGGGTTTTTGCCTTCCTTGCGCCACTGCTCCATGTCGGCATTCATTTCGCCCACAGTGCGCTGGCGCTTGAAGCCTTCGCCCCAGCAGTGGCGGCAGCAGCCTTTGCGCACTTCAACAAGTTCACGGGCATCCGCAAAAGCCACAAGTGCAATTGCAGTCAACACCTTGTCAGCGGTGATGCCTGTTCGCTCCTGCTGTGCTTTGCGTGCTATCGAAATCGCAGCTTGGATTTCAGGTTTTTTCAGGTTCTCGTGGCCGATTGATCCAGCTGTATCCGGGCTGTATCCGGCCCGAATCGCGGCCTGGGTGGCGTTCAAGTCCACCAAGTATTCCTCAACGAACCTTTGCTGTTTCTGGCTTAATCCATTATCGGCATTGTCTTGCCCGCTATCATTTTTGATTTCTTTGGCGGGCGCAGGCTTTGGCTTAGGTGGTGCAGGCTTACGCTTTGCAGGCGCAGCAAAGCCCGCAGCACTTACGGGCGCAGCGGGCTTCTTGGGCTGTGTTTTTTTGGGTTGCGCCTTTTTTGGCGCGGGGTTTGATGCCATGGCCCGGATTTTTCCGGGGCCACTGATATGTGTCTAACCTGAGAGGGGGGGGCTGTATGGACATCCAGGGATCAATGCCTTTGGCTATCGCAGCGCAGGCAAGGGCTGTGCGCTTGTCAATAGCGTTTGCACCCGACAGCAGTTTTGCAAATCCAGAGCGTGATATGCCAAGTGCTTCGGCGGCGGTCTCGTAGGTGTAGCCCATTTGGGCCTGCCAGGCTTTGAGGTTGGCAGGGGTCATACGCCGTAAACAGTCTTGCGAACCGGGCAGAACATCCAGTCGCCGTCTGGAATTCGTGCCAGCGCGCTCACTGCGGCGCACAGCTTCAAGATGGCGTCGTGCGTACCGTTGTCGCGGCTGTACTCTTTGTTGATTCCGACATCAACGCCGATTAGCTGCCGGGCTGCGTGCGCTGCAGACTCGTCGTCGATAACGTCAAAAAATTGCCGCAAGTACGGGCCTTCCGGTGCGCTTTCCATCTTTGCCGAAAAAAAACGGGCCAGCGCGATGTGCCACGCGCCAACCACAAACCATTGCGAGCGGCCTGTTTTTGCGTAAGCCAGCTGCACCGAACCATCGTTGGCGCGCCGCCCGATGATGCTTACAACACCACGACCGCCGTCCGCCATCTTCTGTGTCTCTGCGTAGGATTCTTGGACTCCTGGCAGCCATTGCGCGTCTGCGAAATCTTCAATCTTGTCAATGTTTGCATAGACAACTTGCGCCATTTTTAACCCCTTATGCGTTTACTTGCTCGGCGCGATATATCTGACCGAAGCGCTCCACGACTTGCCGTCGCGTTGCGCGAAGTGGCATGTGCGCCTTGCCGTCATGCGCCCAACCAGAGCCGTCTGCACACTTCACGCGCTTGATCCACAGCACTCCATCGACGCCGTTGTATGTCATGCGCTCTGCGGCCTCGTACTTGAGGGCATCGCCAAGCGTGAAAGTTGTTGCAGCCATGATGATCTCCTAGTTTGCGCACCCGGAATCGAGTGCATGAGGCCTATTGTGCAGTGTATTTAATACACTGTCAACACATTTTTGGCGGTACGCTAAAAAAAATTTGCAGCGCGCTGGAATCAAAAAATAGTGCAATCCAGGGGGTTGCGGTAGGGGTTGCGCCCACTGCCTTGAAACCCGCATGAAATAAGGCTTTTTGCAAATTGCAAGGGGTTGCATATTGCATGCAGCCGGGGTTGCAACAACATCGTCCAAGCGGACGCTATCCGTCCGGCACATCGTCCAGGCGGGCGCGCACCCACTTTGCGCCGCCCAGCTCACTCTGTAGGTTCGGAGCAAATAAGTGCTGTGCTACAAACACTGCGGCGCCATCGCGCCGCGCAAATGAGGAAGAGACGCAATGCTCCAACAACTTGACACCGCAGACAGCGTGCGCCGCGAGGTTGCCCCCCGCACCGACCGGAAGCACAAGTCCGAGCTGGGCCAGTTCATGACTCCTTCGAGCGTGGCCCGCTTCATGGCGGGCCTGTTCCCGCCCAGCACCCTGCAGACCTGCCGCCTACTGGACGCAGGTGCGGGCGTGGGTGCGTTGTCCTGCGCCTTTCTCGACCGCTGGGTGACGGGCGGCTTTGGCTTTGAGTCCGTCGAGGCGACGGCCTACGAGATCGACGAGAAGCTGCGCGGCCACCTTGCGCAGCACTTGGCCGGATACAGCCGCGTGACGCCCCGCATCATCGCGGGCGATTACATCGAGCTGGCGACCGCCGAAGCTCTGCAGGATCGAGGCTATACCCATGCGATCCTCAATCCTCCCTACAAGAAGATCAACAGCCAATCAGCCCACCGGCTGGCCCTGCGCACTGTCGGCATCGAGACGGTGAATCTGTATTCCGCCTTTGTCGCGCTGGCCGTGGGCGAGGCAGCGCCGGGCGGGCAGATCGTGGCCATCATTCCGCGCAGCTTCTGCAACGGGCCGTATTACCGCCCGTTCCGTGACTTCATCCTTGAGCGGGCGGCGATCCGCCTCATACACCTGTTCGAGTCGCGCAACAAGGCTTTCAGGGATGACGAAGTGCTGCAGGAAAACATCATCATCCGCCTGGAGCGTGGCGGCAAGCAGGGGCCGGTCACGGTCACGACTTCGACCGATGACAGCTTTTCCGACCTGACCACCCATGAACACCCGTTCGACCGGATCGTGTTCCCGGATGACCCGGAGCGGTTCATTCATGTGCCGACCACCACCGAGAAAAGCGCCATCGAGCTATCGCGCGCCGTGCGCTACTCGCTGGCCGACATAGGCGTGAAGGTATCGACCGGGCCGGTAGTCGATTTCCGGCTGAAAGCGCACCTGCGCGACATGCCAGAGGCGGGCACCGTGCCCCTGATCTACCCCGGCCACTTGAGCATGACTGGCACCGTCTGGCCCGTGCCGGGGTTGAAGAACCCCAACGCGATCATGCGCAACGACGAGACGGAAAAGTGGCTTTACCCGAACGGGTTTTATTGCGTGGTGCGCCGCTTCTCATCGAAGGAGGAAAAACGCCGCGTGGTGGCAAGCATCGTTGATCCTGCCGCCTTTGGCGATCATTCCGTGCTGGCGTTCGAGAACCACATGAACCTGTTTCACGAGGACAAACACGGCTTGCCTGAGGCGCTGGCCCGTGGGCTGGCTGTGTTCCTCAACACGACCGCAGTAGATGAGCATTTCCGGCGCTTCAACGGCCATACGCAGGTCAATGCAACCGACCTCAAGCTGATGAAGTACCCGAGCCGTGACACCCTGACCGAGCTTGGCACGTGGGCCATGCAGCAAGGAACGCTCACGCAAGAACAGATCGACACCACGCTAGGAACCCTGACCGCATGAACAACCAAAACGACTACATCGAGGCCGCGCAGCAAATCATCGTTTCCTTGGGCCTGCCCCGAGCGCAGCAGAACGAGCGTTCCGCCCTGTGCCTGCTGGCCCTCCTGAACCTCACGCCGGGCAAGGCATGGGCCGACGCGGAAACCCCGCTTGTGGGCATCACGCCAAGCATGGATTGGGCACGGGAGCACTACGGCAAGGAGTACGCGCCCAACACCCGCGAGACATTCCGCCGTCAGTCCATGCACCAGTTCTGCGACGCTGGCGTGGCCCTCTACAACCCGGACAAGCCCGACCGCCCGGTGAATAGCCCGAAGGCCGTTTATCAGATCGAACCCGCCGCGCTGGCCCTGCTGCGCACCTTCGGCACCCCGGCATGGCATGACAGCCTCGCCGCCTATCTGGCCGAGCGTGAAACGCTGGTTGCCCGCTACGCCAAGGAGCGCGAGCAGAACCGCATCCCGGTTGAGATTGCACCGGGCCAGCAAATCACCCTCAGCCCCGGCGAGCACAGCGAACTGATCCGGGCCATCATCGAGGACTTCGCCCCGCGCTTTGCGCCGGGTAGCGTGCTGGTCTATGCCGGCGACACGGGCGACAAGTGGGGCTACTTCGACGCCGCCCTGCTGGCCGGCCTGGGTGTCGATGTGGATTCACACGGCAAGATGCCTGACGTGGTGCTGCACTTCACCGCGAAAAACTGGCTGCTACTGGTGGAGTCTGTCACCAGTCACGGGCCCGTCGATGGGAAGCGGCACGCCGAGCTTGCCAAGCTGTTTGCAGGATCGACTGCCGGGCTGGTCTATGTGACCGCCTTCCCGAACCGGGCCATCATGGGCCGCTACCTTGGGGAAATCGCATGGGAAACCGAGGTATGGGTGGCCGATGCGCCCTCGCACCTGATCCATTTCAACGGCGTGCGCTTTCTCGGTCCATATGAAAAGTGAGACCGCGCTACACAAGCTCAAGCTGTCGGGTGTCCATGCCCAGCTTGCACTCCAAAGCTGCAATGCGCTTGCGAGCCTCCTTGAGTTCGCGCGCTACCTCAGCGGCAATCCTCACGCCTTTGTTTGCAGCATCGGTCTCAGCAAGCTCGTGCAAGTTGCCGGCGAAATCGCGGGCCACGGCCCTGGCTTCATCAGGCGTTAGCTCCAGCATGTCGCTACCGACTTCAAGTTTGACCAGGCCATTCGGTAGGGTGGTCTTACTGATGGGTCGCGCAGCCGGAAACTGCTCGACAACCTCCAGCTCTCCGTTTCCGGCTCGGCGAATCTGATCGCGCTCGATGAAGCGGTCAACATGGTCGTCAACAATGCCAGGCTTGAGGCCCGTTAAACCGGCCAACGCGCTGCGATTGATGCGGCGGTTTGTGTTGCGCAACTCCAGCGCGGCCTGCCAGATTCGGTGGGAATTGGCAAAGCGGTCCCTTTTCGGCTCGCCATTCGGCGCAAGCTCGGGCATTTGTTGTGCCGTTGCCGGGGTCGTTTTGTGCAAAGTCGTGGTCATTCAGTGGACTCCTGGGTATCATTGCGAGTGCTCAGGTCGCAAGATCGGGAGGCCCGCCACAGTGCGGGCTTTCTTTTTTGTCAGTCAGGCACGGGCACCCCTTTGGGCCAGATACCAAGTGCCAGCAGCTTGCGGCGCGTGTCAGCGGCCCACACGGGCTCCAGCACACGGCGCACCGCTTTGCTGTATAGGGCACCCTGGTCGATGGCTGCATGGCAGCCCTGCGTCCCCGGCCTCGGGCCACATGCGGGGAAACACGTCAAGTCACAAGCCTTAACGCCCGCGCCCTTGCCCTGGTTAGCATGCGCGGCCTGGGAATAGCCATACACACCACAGATAGCGCACGGCAGGCTGGCCACCGCTCGGCGCAGTGCCTCGCTACGCACGGGGGCGGCCTTGGGCACCTGGGCGGCGGGCGCGGTATCAACAGGCATCGGCGCGCGGAAAGCTCCAGCCGTCACCGTGGGTGTGCTGCGCACCCGGTCGGGGTCGCGCTCTTTGCGCTGCGGCGCGCGGGGTTTGAACCCGGTGCGGCGCATCACTCGTTGAACCCCTGCAAAATCGTTTCAACCATCGTGATGCGGTCGATCGGCGACAGATGGCGCCACAGCGTCTGGCCGGCGTGCTCGGTGCGCAGGAATGCCACGGAATCGTTGTGAAACTGCTCCATGGCGCCCTGCTCCATCTTGGCGTAGCTGATGGAACGGGGAACCGGGATCAATCCGCCATTGGGCCCCGGATACCAGTCAACGAGCGCTGCGCCAACTTTCAGCCATGTGCGGAAGCTCTCGAAGTCATCAAAGAGGTCTTGCGCTTCAAAAACAGACTGCTCCAGGGCCATGTGCTTGCGGTGGTACCAGCCCAGCCGGGGCTGTACAGTGGTAATGCCAACCATTTCGCCGGGCTCCAGCCGCAGAAGGCCATTCCAAAGGCGGCGCCACTGCTTGCGTCCACGGTCACCAAGGCCATCCACAATGCCAAATATCACGCGGCGCGCAGCCTCAGCGTCCTTGGGGTCGATGGGGGCCGCGTCCTGGCGTACAAGGGTGATTTCAGGCACGTCGCACCTCCACCCGCACCATCCCGCCCACCTCGTCGGCTTTGGAAACCGTCAGGCTCCAATGCTTGTCGTCCACCCCCAGCACATCGGCCAGTCCGTCCAAGCCGCTTTTGATGCGGGCAAGACAGTTGTCCAAGTCATGCGCTCGGCGGTTCGGCGGGACAAAAACCAGCGTCAGGTGCAGGCGCTCGGCCTCAATGCGTGTTGCGCCCTGCTCTATCGCCGCCCAGCCACATGCAGCGCGGTAAGCCTTTTTTGCGCGGGCCAACCTGCTCCAGTGGACCCGGCTGTTCGGACTCAGGTCAGTCGGTGGCCATGGGAGCGCCAATCGCAGTGGATCAGACATTGCCAAACTCCTGTGATAGTCATGCTGCCGCCCCGGTTTTGAACTTCTTGATAGCGCTCCAAAAAAACGTTTCCAGCAAATCCGTGCTCAATGTGTAGGGGATTGCAAAGTGCATATCAAAGCCATCCAAAGACGAAAGCTCAAATTCCCAAAAATCGCTTTCCTCATTCCCTGTTGCGTAGGCCCAGGCTGGATGGAACCCAGGAAATTCCATTTCGAGCGAAGCGCAACCATCTGAGTCATAGAGAATTCGGAAGCGGTATTCATTGCTCATCACTTCCCCCCTTCTTGTTGAGCCAAACCACCCTTGCATTCACCACATCCTCGACAGCCTGCTTGTGCTGTTGGCATGTGTGCTGGGGCGGTAGGTATGTCCAGCGCTTGCCCTTCAGGCAGATTGCAAAGCCGTAGCGGGCCATTTGGCCGGATTGCTTTGGTGCCCAATGAAGACAGGTTGAACAGTCCATTCATGCTGTCTCCCTGTGCGGCCAGTTTCGGAAATACATCAACGGGTCGTTCGGGTCGCCTTTGAACTGCTTGGAGTCCCTGTCAAACCACAGCCGAATCGTGGGTTCGTCTTCGCCGTTGCGCTGCTTTCGGCAAAGAATTGCGGCGTCATGCTCTTGCAGCTTGGCAGAAGCGCGGCCCTTGGCCTTCACGTCATCCTCTTTGCCCTTGTTGCGCCACACCAGCATGAGGTTGTCCACCAGATCAGTGATAGCGCCTGAGCCCTTGGTGTCGTGCTTATCGGGAATGTCCGTTTCCTTCGCTGGCTTGCGAAGGTGGTGGATCAGGTGGATATGCACGTTGTTGTCACGCGCCAGGGCGGTCAGTTCGTCCACAAACGACTTCTGGCCGTTGTAGTCGTCCTCACCCATGACGCACTTCATCAGGCTGTCAATCACGATGTGCGTGACGCCCAGCTCCTTCGCGCAGTAGCGGGCCATGCCCAGCACATGATTCGCAGAGACGGTGCCTTGACGGTCATAAACCCACAGGCGGTTATCAGTCCATTCGCCAAATTCCCGGTATAGATCCGTGAGGGCCTCCACACCCGCTTCGCCTTGGTACTCAGGGCTGAACGGGTTTGTTTGGGCATACATGCGGCTCATCATTGCCAGCGTGGTTCCAGGCTTCATTTCAAAGCTTCCCACCACAACCTTTTCCTCTTGGCCCATCAGCGAAAGCACCACCTGTGAAACAACTTGGGTTTTGCCGTGGCCGTTTTGCCCCGCCCACAAAGTCACTTCGCCTGGCCGAAAGGCAAACAGGCCGTGTGTCTGCTCCCATGGCAAACAAACTTTCTTCGTGCGGTCAGGGTTCTGAAGTTTGAAGATCAGTTCATCCATCCATAGGGATGCAGGCTTGACGTTTGCGGCGGCGTCTGTCTCGCGCTCGTACATCGCAAAGTCGATTTCGTCAGACAGGAAATGCATTGATCGTCCTCATGATTTTTTTCAGCAGTTGCGTGTGCTTGTCATTGATGCCCACGACACCGGCATGGCTTGCAACTCCGATGGATTTGGGTTTGGCGGCTTCGATGCAGTCCAGCGTCTCCAGCAGTAGGGCGGTGTTGTTGCCGACCTCCACCAGATCCACATGCAGACTGACCACTGCGCGCCAGTCGATGGTTTTTGGGTTGCGCTCCACCACCATGACGTCCGGTTTTTGCGTGACGTATTTCGGCGGCTTGCCCACGTAAACCCACACAGAGCGGGGCGAAAGACCATTGCGGCGCATGGCCGCGAGTGCTTGCGTTGCCATCAGTTCACCGCCCCTGCCCAGACGTCACCAGCAGGCACCGCCCTTCGCCCAGGCTGCGCCCGCTGGTTGCGAACCCAATTTCGCCAAGTCGCCTGCCAATCGGCCTTGCGCCCGTCCTTTCCGGGTTTGGCAATCCAAAAGTCGTGAAACGATTCGGCCACCGTCACCACATCAACGTCCGGGCGTTCTTTCAAAGCCCAGGTTTTCCAGTCGTCAGGCAGTTCCCAGTCTTTCGGCAACGCCGTGCCTCGTGGCGACTTCGCAGAAGGCGCTTCTTTATCTTGTTCCTGTTCCTGTTCCTGTTCCTGTTCTTGGCTTCGTAGGGGCTTTGAAGGGGCTTCGGAGGGGCTTGCTTTTTTGGCCTGATCTGGCAGGTGAAACGCTACGGAATAGATAGCAAAGAATGCAGATTTGATAATGGCAGAACCAATGTTTTGCCACTCACGCTCAACACCTTTGATGCGGTTGTCTCCGGGCTTCAGAGACTCTGCAACCTGATATGCCGCCATGCGGTGCACAAAAACGGTCTCCGAAGCCTCGTCGTAGGTGCAATACTTGGCTTCGATGAGGCTTTGAAGGGCCTTGGAAGCCCCTTCCATGCCCAGGCCGGTTTCGTGTGCCATATACAAAACCGGGCAGTGAAACACGCCGATCATGTTGGCGTGCGGGCAGGTCATCAGGTACAGCGCCAGAACCTGAGCAGGAGCATTCCCGCGCAGTGCTTTGCCTGTTTCCCCGATCCAGAACTTGGGTGATACAACGCCGTAATCGCGCATCATGCATCTCCAATCGAGGGGCACATTGCAAAGCGTGCAGCCTTGCGCGCTTCGGTCTGGGCGTGCATTTCTTTCATGTGTCGGCGCGCAGAATCTCGGTCGCCCACGGCCATAGCAATCTGCAACTCAATGCCCGCTACCTGCGCTGACAATTCGCGGCGCTTGTCGATCAATTTGGCCAGTTCGGTATCGGTCATTTCATCCCCTGCCAATAGCGCGGCGGCGGTCGTTGCTGGCCCGCCCTTGCTCTCGGTTTTCGATGGTGATAGCGCCCAACGTGCGCGGGGCCAGGTTCACCGTGCGGCGGCCATTTCTGTCCATCAATGCTTGATGAACGTTTCCCGAAGCCGGGGCCGCGCTGCTGTTTTTGACCCTGGGCGGGATCACAGGGATGTCAAGGTCGGGGCCACGGGGGCGCACCGATTCAAAGGCGTTTTTGACTGTCATGGCGAGCCCTCAAATCGTGCAAGTTGCGTGGTCGAGCTTGCCCAAAGGCCCGGAGATGCCGCGAGCGAATGCGGGCGTGTCGTTAGGCGCCATGTGTGGCCTCTTTTTGTTGGGTGCCGCCCACTTCCGGCATACGATGGGATTTCTCACACAACCATCGCCAGAAAGGGCAGGCATGCAATTAACAATCGAACAACTTTTCGCCACGGTTACTCCGTTGGTGGTGGCTCTTCACGAGAAGGGCGTGCTGGACATTGCGGAGGTTCCCCACTACTACCAGGACGCGGTTGTGCGTCGCAAGGACTTGGGGGCAACGAACGCCGATGTGGCGTTTCAGCAGGAGTTGGTGGCTGGCTTCCAGCGTCTTGCAGAGGTGGTGAAAGCGGGGGGAGGAAACCAACCGACCTGAGCATTGCGTCGGAAACGGAGAAAGCACCAGCCGCAATCCGATCAGCAGCGGCCTCCAGCGTTGGGTTGAAACGTTCAACCATGTGTGACCTCTTTTTGTTGGGCACACCCTTCAGGACGTACAGCATCAGGTTCGCAATCTGCGCTGAGCTGCGTCAGGGTCGCCAAAAACACCTTTGCAACAGCTTTGCCAAACCCTTCTGGGTCTGAGTGCGGAGCCGTTGCCATGTGCTCGCGCGCCCATAGCAGGGCGGCGTCGCGGGCTACTTCACGCAGCGTGCCTGCAACGAGGGAGTTCTCATTCCAAACGAAGGGAGACGCTGGCAGGGTTTTGTTCGAGTCGGTCATGTGCTACCTCTGGGTTGGTTTGCTTGCGAGTGCTGCGGCAATGTGCAGGGCAGGCAAGGTGCGGCGGGGGGGCTGGTCGGGTGCGATGTGGGTGTCATCCCTCACCCTCCCTCATGCGCGCCGGCCAATCCCTCGCGTCGAAGGATTCCTTGCAGCACACTGGCAGCATGGATTTCATTCATCGCCCACTTGTGCAATACATCCCGCACCACTTCGGACTTGTCCTTTCCGGTGGCGCGGTGGATTGCTTCGAGCACAGCGTCGGCTTCTGGTGTGACCTTGGCGCGGAGGTCAATCAGTGGCAGGCTCATTTAGACAGCCTCCGTAGCTTCGGTGGTAGCCGTATCGAGGTCGGGCCAAATCAGATGAAAGTCATCCGGGCGCAGGTCGCGGCGCGTGACGGCGCCGTTCGTAGCGCGCTCAATGGCCAGGCAGTGCGCAGCGGGAACGCGGCGGTTCTCAGCTTTCCACTGACTAACCGCGCCTTTGCTTATGCCAAGCGCTGCCGCCAGGGCGGTCTGTGAGCCGATGATGTCGGCGGCCTTGACAATTGGGTGCATCGAAGATCCTGTTCAGAATTTCGATACAAGTATAGAACCACCACACCAACCTCGTCAAGTAATTCAACACCCAATCCGTTTAGATATTCTTTACATTCCAGACATGACAGACATGACGATGAACGAGTGGGTACGTCAAGCCCGACAGCACGCGCGCATGACACAGGACGAGCTCGCGGAGAAGATGGAGATGTCGAAAGGCAATGTGTCTGGCTGGGAAAACGGCCGACACAAACCCAGCTTTGAGCAGATGAAACGGATTTCCTCTTTAACGGGTTTTCCTCTGCCGATTGATGGGGCGGCCAATGTCACACCTGCGCCTATCGGGGAACCCTGGGTTGACAGCGACCATCCCCGCGCTCAGTTTGTCGGCCTCATGCAGTCATTAGCGGAGAGCACCACAAAAGACCCCGCCAGACTCAAGCGAATGCGCGAGGAAATCATTACCAAATTGAGAATTGAGAGCAACTCACAAAAGATCGTCAGTGAAGGCAGCATTGCGGCGCAGCCGCTTACTCCATCACCTAGCCCAGGTGCGCCCGAGGTGCGGGTTCCCCTGCTGGCCAACTCCGGCAGCATGGGAATGGGGAGCGACCTACAGCATGACGACGTGCTTGTAGGTCATATCGCGTTGTCAGAGCTATGGGTGATGAGGCGACTGCGGCCAACCAACGCATCAGCGCTTCGGTTCATCCATGCCTATGGCGACAGCATGAGCCCAACCTTTGAGGATGGTGACATCTTGCTAGTGGATACAGGGATGCGCGATCCAAAAACGGTAGACGGCGTGTACGTCATGGCAGCCAATGAACGCGTCTACATCAAGCGCGTCCGACAGCGAATGGACGGCGCCATGGAAATCAGTAGCGACAACATCACGGTCAAAACCGTGGATGTACTCAACGGAGACCACGCCATCGAAATTCTTGGGCGCGTGGTTTGGTGCTGGAACGGGCGAAAACTCTAGTGGATTACAGAAAGTGCAGGCCGGACTTACAGCGACCGAGGATCACAAGTGGAAGACGCTGGTGGATGTGAGGGAGTGCCGGAGATCCCGGCAAAAGGAAAACAAATGACCAGTTGGTACAAGCTCAACCTTGGCAACGGCGCAGATGCTTTTGCGCCCACGCGCGCGATTCAAGAGGCGTGCATGGCAACGCTCGTTGCACACGGTAGGCCATGGCCTGAATGGGCTCTTTTCTCGCGATACGACCTGCAGGCCGACAACGTGGAGATGTACTTCACGCCCGCAGCCAGTGCACTTGCGCTGCAGTATGGCGCGACCCAGTGCGAGAAGCCTGCGCTCAACAAGTACAGGATGGGGCTACTGTGCGGCGAGGCCGACGCGCTGCGGCTTCACTTCCCCGATCAGTCTGTTGACCGCCGGTAGAGCGTGATTCACCACCTTTGTACCGGGCGGGAATCCCTGAACCCGTCCGTCCAGATACACACGCCATACCTGCCCATCAGGGCCGTGCAGCTCGAATAGAAGCTCGTCGTCTTGCATCGCATCTCCATACCGCCCTAGAGGCGGTTTTTTGTTGCCCGGATGGCCCCGACCAACACAACTTGTCACAAATGATAGCTGCCATTGTTTAGAAATTCAACACATTAAAAGATAGAAACGCTTGACAAGGCGTATAGAACCTCTATACTTCACCCATCGCAGCAAACAAAGCGGCGATGGGTGCCAAGTGATCGAGCCGCGCACCGACATGCAGACCAGCGCGGGTGCCGGGTGAACCGGTGTGCAGTGGATGTGAGTCCGGGGATCGTAGGCGTGGGCCTAGACGATGGAGAAACCTCAGTAGGCCACCTTAGCCTCATCAGCTTCGATGCACATAGACGCTTTCAACGTCGCGCGCTGGGTGCCGTATCCAGCGAAATCAAAAAGATCGGGCGCTTTTCTGGGCGCGCAAAGTGCAGATGAGGTATGGCCCGCCAAGAGCAGGAAAGGGCCAAAACCACAGCGTCAGTCAATGAGGGCGTTGTGGTTTTCAAGTTACGGGGCGGCACGCCGCTCGGAAACTCGGCATAGGCTGGGGCAGTTCTTTTGAGAGATTGGGGGGTGGGTCGAGAAGATGAGTTCAGCGGGGTAGCGGGCCGGATTGCTCCAGCCCGCCCCACTAGGTCACAGCATCAGTAGCAGAACGATGTAGCCGATGGCTTGGAGGCACTTGGCAACGTCGATCTTGATGCTCACCTTCACTTGGGTTTTCATAGTTTTCACTTTGAAAGCCCCGTGGCCACGGGACGGTTAATCCCGCTACGACTTATTACGCGCCGTTGCTAGCGCGGCCAGTTGCTTGTCTAGCATGGGCTTCTGGCATCGGCTCCACGCTGATACTGCCGCTCTTATCGCAGAGCGGGCGATGAACGGGCAGCCGTTCAGCAGCATCAGTCTTCACCTTAAGCGGCTTCGCGGGCCGCAGTGGGCGGTGCGAACGCCCACTACCAGTATCTCAAAAGCGACTGCCCCAACCTATGCCATCGCCCGCATCCCGCAGGCGAAAAAAACCGCCTCGGTGGGCTGAGAAGGCCACGCCGCCCCCCCTGCCCTCTTTTGAGGGCTTTTTTACGACCACAAGAAGGAGAGTCTCATGGATGCAGTCCACCCAATCATGCAGCAAGCGTTGAGGCCGTATCGGCCATTAACCGAGGCCGAAACGGAGGCGGCGCTGAAGGCAGCCGCTGCCCGTCAACGCGCAATAGATGAACGGCGCTGGTGGTCTGCACTCTGCCTACAACAAGATCAACTGTCTCGGCGCGGGGAGTTGCCATGAATCCAAATTGGGGAAAAGCAATCGTACTAAGCGCCGTTCTAGGCGCTTTTTTATTTACGCAGCACGACGACCACCGGGGCGAATTTAAGCAAGCGGCAGAGCTTGAAGCCGCGCAGCAAGAAGCGCAGGCGAGGGCCTCACGCGAGTTTGCTGGCCGCCAGGTGTGCGGGCCGGGTGCCGTCCATGAGTGGATCAGTGACAAAACACTGACATGCACCCCCAAACGGGGGCTGCCATACAAAGTATCGGAGGCAAAACCATGATCCGAGTTTTCGCCTGGACCGCTGGGGTGTGAGCCATGGACTGCCCGAGCGGGAAAGTCGTGCATACGTTGCAGACCGCGACGGAAGCCAGCAAGCGCGCCCGCCGCCGTACTGAAAAAACCCTTGCCCCTTATCGCTGCGAAATCTGTGGGCAGTGGCATGTGGGCCAGGGTTCCGGGATGAAAAAGCCCGTCAAGACGATCCGAAAAAACCATCAACTTAGGTTCTAGTGACCTACACCATCACGGAGGCAAATATGAATTCAACAGAGCAATATCTGGTATCACTCCTAATTGGATGCACCCTCATCATGCTGGTAGCCGTTGTGCTGTTTGCGCTATGGCTGTGACATTTCTCCAAGAATGGAAAAAGTGGTACAGCGTGTACCGCCGCACTTACCGCCCGCTTAGAGCAATCAAGCGGGCATTTTTTATGGCGAGGTTGAAATGAGAAACGACCCCGACGACGAAATCAATTACGTGCCAACGCTTCAGGAATCTTTGGATGAGGCAATGGCGTGCGCACAAATGGATCACGACGAAGCACTACTACACAAAGGAACAAAAAATGTCTATCGCAACAATGATTCTGGGCCAGTCTGGCACTGGCAAAACGACAAGTCTTCGCAATCTCGACCCGGCGAACACGCTGCTGATTCAGGCGGTCAAGAAGCCCTTGCCCTTCCGTTCTAAGGGCTGGGCGTGGTTCGACAAAGAGAAGCACCCCACCGGGAACATCTTTGACACCGACGACGCTACCAAGATCATCAAGCTGATGCGGGGCACCCGCCGCGAAGTGATCGTGCTCGACGACTTTCAGTACATTTTGGCCAACGAGTTCATGCGCCGCGTACTGGACAAGGAAACGGGCAATGCCGCGTTTGCGAAGTACAACGAAATCGCACACAACGCATGGTCCATCTTGATGGCTGCCAGCCAACTCGCAGACGATAAGCGCGTCTACATCCTGGGCCACACCCAGGAAGATGAAAACGGGCGCATCAAGGCCAAGACCATCGGCAAGCTCCTGGACGAAAAGATCACGCTGGAAGGCTTGCTGACCATCGTACTGCGCACCACCGTTATCAACGGCCAGTACCTTTTCACGACACACAACAGCGGCCTCGATACCGTCAAAAGCCCATTGGGCTTGTTCGATGACGAACAGATTGACAACGACTTAGCAAAAGTCGACGCGGCCATCGTCGATTACTACAACCTGGCACAAACCGCCTGATTTTTTTACTTCACACCACAAAGGCAAACCACTATGTACGCACTTGATACACAAGCAGCACGCCATGCAGATACCGCAGGCGCAACCATTAAAGAAATCGGCAAATACGTCGGCGAATTCACCCAGGCCCAGGACATCAAGACCAAGAAAGGCGGGCGCGGCGTCTCGCTGATTTTCAAAAGCGCCGGAGGCCAAAAAGCCAACCTCGCTATCTACACCACCAGCGCAACCGGCGAGCGCTATCAGGGCTACGACACGCTAATGGCGATCATGACCTGTATGCAGTTGCGCAGCATCAAACCGCAGCCCGGCAAGGTCACGCGCTACGACTACGACACCAAAAAAGAGGTGCAAGAGGACGGCACCCTATTCCCTGACCTGCACAAGCCGATTGGTGTTCTGTTGGAGACTGAGGACTACGAAAAACAGGATGGAAGCATTGGCACGCGCATGGCTCTGAAGAACGTCTTTCAGGCCAGCACCGAGCTGACAGCCAGCGAAATCCTGGACAAGAAAACACAGCCAGCGATGCTTCCCAAGATGGTCGAAGGGCTGCGCCATCGCCCATTGAAAGGCGCACGCCCAGCACAACGCGCAGACAACAGCGCGGGCGCTCCACCAGCAGGCCATCCAGCATCCTCGGGCTTTGAAGATATGGGAGACGACATTCCCTTCTGACCACGCCCGTCCGCGATTACCAACAACCAAAGGCCAGCACTGAACAAGTCGCTGGCCTTTTACTTTCATGGAGCAGAAATGACAAACATCACACTCTTTGACGCGGCCCAGGCCGTGCGTGAAGCAGTCAACAAGATCGAGCCGGAAACGGGCGAGATCATCGAAAGCTACACAGAAAGCCGCGAGCTTTTCCAAAGCAAGGCGGTTGCATGTATCGCCTATGCAAAAGAGCAAGCGGCATCAATTGCCGCTGCTGATGACATGCTGAAAAGCATGCAGGCGAAGGTTGATGCTGAGAAAAAACGCCATGAACGGTTTTTGGCTTACCTAGCCGACTGCATGAAGGCAACCGGCATCACCGAGGTCAAACACGAGCTTGGTTTGTTCGCCGCGAAGCTGTACCTGGAGCGCGATGAGTCGGTCGAAATCGACGCCAACGCGGAGTTCCCGCCAGCGCTCTGCAACGACCCCAAGCCACCCACCCCCAGCAAAACAAAAATCAAAGCAGCAATCAAAGCTGGCGAGGCTGTAGCGGGTGCGCGGATCGTACGCAAAGACAGACTGAGCATTACATAACCCAACACAGGCCCGCCCAGCGGGCTTTTTTACGGATACATGCAATGAACGATCTGCAATGTGACAGTGCGAACGTGATCGAGTTTGGAGACTGCCGAGACATCATGCGGCGCTGGGCTGTCGATGGCGTGCGCGCGCAGACCTGTGTGACCAGCCCACCCTACCTGGGGCTGCGCGACTATGGCGTGGACGGACAAATCGGGCTGGAGCAGACGCCCGAGGAATACATCGCTGCAATGGTTGAGGTGTTCCGCTGCGTGCGGGATGTGCTGGCCGACGACGCGGCGCTGTGGGTAAACATTGGGGACAGTTACGCGGGGGGCGGGGGTGGCAATTACAGCAAGAGCGTCAAGCAGACTTCACACGGCGAGCACATCACTAATGTGCGCAATCGTCCTGATTGGCTGGCTTCCACCGGCCTGAAGCCAAAAGACCTCATCGGCATCCCGTGGATGCTGGCCTTCGCCCTCCGCGCTGACGGGTGGTATCTCAGGCAGGATGTGATCTGGCACAAGCCAAACCCCATGCCCGAGAGCGTGCGCGACCGCTGCACCAAGGCGCACGAGTACATCTTTCTGTTGAGCAAGTCGGAGCGGTACTACTTCAATGGCGACGCAATTCGTGAGCCGTGGGAGGGTGAGGCAGCAAAAGCGGTTGCAATGGGTGCTAAAGAAGTTGGCCAGCGAGGCATCAACGCATCAGCGCGGCGCGGCTTGACCGACGGGCAGGCGACTCAGTTCAAGAAGCAAGGGCACAGCGGCTACTTTGGCGCAGACGGGAGGTGCCTGCTGAACCCTCTGGGGGCCAACAAGCGCAGCGTCTGGAAAGTAGCCACCCGCCCCTACAAGGGCGCGCACTTCGCCACGTTTCCACCTGCGCTGATCGAGCCGTGCATCCTTGCCGGATCGCGCCCCGGTGACATCGTGCTCGACCCGTTCATGGGGTCAGGCACGACCGCGCAGGTTTCGCTCCAGCATGGGCGCCGGTATCTGGGGTGCGAGCTTAACCCGGAATACCGCGCGTTGCAGCAACAGCGAATTGAGACTGCTGTAGGCCCACTTTTCGCCTGAACCAACCAGCCCATCGGGCTTTTTTACGCCATGACCACAAAACAGCTCGTCCGCAACCTACAGCCGGGGCAACGCTTCCGGCTCGCACGTACCGGCGATTGGTATGAGTTTCTCGGCCACAAGCGCGAGACACCAAGCGGCACACAGTACGTAGTGCGCCGCTCTGGTTTTGCAAAACCATCAACACTGCACCCGGCTTGCCATGTGGTGCTGGAGGATAAGACATGACAGAGAACCTAATCACATTAAAGCAATGGAAGCGCCGCGCACTGAAAGCAGAGCGGCAAGTCGAGTTTTTACAAGGCGTCCGCGCGATGGAAGCCGAGACAGAGATGAGCCGCTGCCGCGAGTTGGCGGCTTTGCGGGTTGCGGCAAAAGAAGCGCTCGATGCCCTGCATTGGGCTATGGACGATCAGACATGACCCCCACGCCCGTAGCAAAGGGCTGCCCCGCCTGCGGTGTATGCCTTACCTGCGGGCCATTGTGGGCTATCAATTACCGCGAACTCACAACACCACGCGGCAACAAGCTGATGCCCTGCATTCGATGCTGGGCGACGTTCCTTGCGTTTGCAGAGCGCCAACGGCGCGAAAAAGCGGACGGCATTTCACAACATTAACCAGATTTTATTTATGCCAAATTATGTATTGCGCGAGTTCACTACCGGCGAATATCTCGGCACATTTACCAAGATTATCAGCGCTCAAACAGCCGGATCGAGCTTCTCCCACATCATCGAGAGGTTTGAGACATGATTCACCACGGCCAGCAAATGTGCCTTATTGAATACGCGGGCCGCATGTCGGCCAGTCCGTTCAAGGTTACTAGAGTAGGCAAGCGATGGGCTGAAATAACCCCCGAGGGATGGATGGCACCAAGCCACCGCATCGACGTTGACACACTCAGCGGCGGTAGCTGGGTGGACAATAACGGCGCGTGTTATATCTTCAAATAGTAGGTGATAATCATGGCTCTTAAAGATGTGAAAATATCCACCCAACTCACCTTGCTGATCGGATTCTTGTCGATCATTTTGATGGCAATTGGTGGGGTAGGTCTCTATGGCATATCTGCATCCAATGCAGCATTGCGTTCGGTCTATCAAGATCGAACCATCGCGCTAGGGCAACTGGCCGATGTCCAACAGGGAATGCTGCACAACCAAATCAGCATTGGCATCATGTTGCTGGAACCATTGCCTGAGCTGATTTCCAAACTCAACGCAAAAATTGATCTCGAAAAGTCCAGAATCGACAAGGTTTGGGATGCCTACATCGCTGTGCCGCGCAAGCCCGAAGAAGAACGGATCGCGAAAGAGTTTGTCGAACGACGCACCAAGTTTGAAGAAGAAGGGGTCAAGCCGACCATCAAGGCCTTGACGTTGAATGACCCCAGCAAGGCGGTGGACTACGGCCTTAACAAGATGCCAGCCTTGTATGAAGCGACCCGAGAGCTTCTGGCGGCCTTGGTGAAAATCCAGATGGACGAAGCGCGCAACGCATACAACGCTGCGGAGGAGCGCTCTGGAATCATCTACTGGAGTTCCATTGCCTCCGTGGTCATGGGCCTCGTGTTGGCTGCTTTGGCGGGCTATTTGCTGGTGCGGAAGATTTCCCGCGCACTCACGCAAGCCGTGGATGTTTCCAACTGCATTGGGTCAGGCGACCTTACCCACCAAATTCCCGAATCAGGGCACAGCGAAATCGGCGCTTTGCTTGGTGCGCTGCGCAACATGCAATCCGATTTAGTCGGGGTGGTTTCCACCGTGCGCTCAGGTGCCGATGGCGTCGCCGCTGCCAGTTCAGAGATTGCAGAGGGCAACAACGACCTGAGCATCCGAACGGAGCAACAGGCGGCGTCGCTGCAAGAAACAGCCTCGTCCTTGGAAGACCTCAGCCAAACCATCAAGCAAAACGCGGATAACGCAAGTCAAGCTAACCAACTGGCTCAAAGCGCCAGCGCGGTGGCGGTAGATGGCGGCAATGTGGTCAACCAAGTGGTTGAAACCATGAAGGACATCAACGAATCGTCCAAGCGCATCTCGGAAATCATCAGTGTGATCGACGGCATTGCGTTCCAGACCAACATCCTTGCACTGAATGCCGCCGTGGAAGCTGCCCGAGCGGGGGAACAAGGACGCGGTTTTGCGGTGGTCGCCTCTGAGGTACGCATCCTTGCCAGTAGATCGGCAGAGGCGGCAAAGCAAATCAAAGCACTGATCGGCGCAAGCGTAGTGCGGGTGGAACATGGGACACACCTAGCCGACAAAGCCGGAGCCACCATGATCGAAGTGGTGGATTCCATTCGACGGGTCACGGACATCATGGCCGAAATCAACACGGCAAGTAGCGAACAAGCTTTTGGTGTGCAGCAAGTCAACGCTGTCGTGAGGCAGATGGATCACACCACGCAGCAAAACGCTGCACTGGTTGAACAGATTGCGGCTGCCGCGTCGAGCTTGAAAGTAATGGCAGACGATCAAGTTCGAGCCGTTGCGATTTTTTCGTTACCCCGAAATGGCTCTGCTCATACAAAAAGAAAGCCCCAAAACTTTTTACACCTTGCCGGTGGCGCACGATGACCCCGACGCTTCTACTCTGCCTAGTCGTCGCCATTACTGACGGCGACACGATCAAAGCCCGCTGCGGCCAACCAGGCAATTACGACCAGATCACAGTTCGTATCAGTGCCATAGACGCGCCCGAATCTCGACAAGCA